ATGACGACAGCAACGATTCTCCAGAGACTGATGGTGGCTCAAGTACAGGCGCACCTGGCCCTCGGCGCGGCTATCGAGGAACTGGCCCTGTGGACCGAGCAGAACGGCGGCGCCCAGGCCGCACAGAATGCCCGTGACGCGCTGAAGGCTCTGGACGAGTCCAGCGAGCTGATCGGCCACTGCCTGGAAGAGTTAGGGAAGGAGTGACACAACCGATAAATCGGCTGAAGGATTGGCACCTCCACCATCTATGAAACGCTATCCGCGCGGGGCATGATTTCTCAATGCCACTACCGAGGCGGACGTCATGCCAGACAGGCCGATCAAGCTCAGGAGATGGAACGAGTCATGGAGACTGATAGGAGACAACGTGCAGTGCTCCCGATGTGGTCGGGCTCAGGACAAGCGGTACCGGGCCAAGCCTTTTGTCCACGCTGCTGACTGCCCGGCCAAAACGGATGAACCCCAACTCCCGTGGCGTGACCTACACGATATTCTTCATTCGATATTTGGGGTGGATCAGTGATCCAACCACCGGTTCTATTACCTACTGACTTTACTCCGTCCGGCACCACCACGACTGGGCGTACATCACGCCATTGACCTCCTCGATGCCGCTAAGGATCATCCCGTTGGGCGCCATGCTGGCCAGATTCACGTCCAGCAGCAGCGGCAAGAGCGGCGGCTCCATTGGCCACGGACCACGAACCTTGGCGACCCTGGACACCCGCTTCAAGCATTCAACCCGCTCCTCCTCCACCGCGATCCCGCCGCGCACTGGCTGGGCCTTGCGCAGCTCATTGGCGTCCAGCGCCACGCCCAGGTGTCGCCGGCGAACCACCAGGAAGTGCATCACCGCCCACCCTGCAGCCGGGCCAGGTCGGCGCGCAGAGCGTCGCGCTGGCGGGTGAGCTCTTCGGTCACCTGCACCAGGCGCGCGATCCGGTTACGGGCGCCCTGAATGTCGCGGTAAGCTTCGTTCAGCTCCGTCTCGAGCAGCACGCACTGGTGCTTGTAGGTCTCCAGCAGTGTCGGAGAGCCGTCGGCGAAAGGGTCTTTGTAGGGGATCATCGGGGCACCGGAATACTGTATATGCGAACAGTATCAAGCAACCTGATTTGCCCGGTCAATCTTGCTTGGCGCGCAAGCTATCCGCCGTGGCAAACCCGGGCGTAGTCCTGCAGGGCCTTCAGGGCTGATCGCTCGCGGATGAGGTCGGCGCGGAGATCGAAAACAGCTTGTCCAGCTTCTCCACTGAGTTCGACTGTTCCTGCATTGCCCACGCCGGCGGCGCTGGCGGCACCGGGCACCCCGCTGCCACCGCTACCGTTTGCGGAGCAACTGCCCGCGATCCGCAGCCGCTGAGCACCAGCAGCAACATCAGCGCGCAGCCGGTCATTGGCAGCCTGGGTCGCAGCGTACCGTTGGCGCAGGGTTTCGTTTTCGGCGAGAGCATCGGTTTTCTCCTTGGTGCGCTGGGCGTCGATATCGGCAGCCTTCTGCTCGGCCGCTTGCTGTTTGGCCAGGGCCTTGCTGGTCTGTGCAGCCCCGGCGTTGTTGATGGCGGTCAGGTCCGCCTGGTACCCGGCCGATTGCGCGGCCAGTTGCTTGCCGTAGCTGTTGGCCTGCCAGGCCCAGGCCACATAGAAGCTGCCGGCCATGAGTAACAGCACCAGGCCGGCGGCCACGGCCCACTTGATCGCGGTTTCGCTCATGCCAGTGCCCTGCGCAGGCCTTCCGCGAACACCGCGTCCGGGTAGATGTAGTTGGCGTTCTCCTGCTTGATGATGCTGGTCATCAGCACGCCCAGGAGGACCGGATCCTTGATGTTCTTGATCTGGTCGTCCGGCCCCAGGCCGCAGCGCTGGGCAACCGTGCGGATGTATGCCTCGGTGTCGTTCTCGAATGGCGGCGCGTAGGGGCCGATGATCGCGCGCACTGTGGTCCGGCCGTGTTTTTTGTAGTAGGTCTGCAGCAGCTTGCCCAGGGCCCGGATACCGTTCTCGGCCGTGTCGAAGCGGCAGAACCGTGACTCGACGACCGGGTCATAGGGGAGCTGGCCCACCCAGGGGTTGGCCTTGAGGTAGACGATGTTCCCAGGGTTGTTGTTACGGACGCCGCGGGGGATGGCTGGCATGTACTTTTCTCCAGACGAAAAAAAGCCGCTCAAGGCGGCTGTTTGCATCGTTAATCGGTCAAGCCGGCAGAGGCGGCCAGGTGATGGTTGCCGGGTACCCGGCCTGGGTATCGATCTTGTTCAGGTCCAGCTTGTAGGCTGCATAGGTCTTGAACATTGCGGTATCGTCCGCGTCAAGCAGCCCGGCGATATAGGCGTCTGCCATGCCGGCTGTCTTTTCGTTCGCGGCCGCGAGCAACGCATCGCGCTGGGCAATGGCGTTGATACGCAGCTCGGCATCGGTGGGAGCCGGGACCACCGGCTCAGCGAAGGACCACACCCCCTCCACCTCAACAGCCGTCCACCCGTAGACCGGCTCGGGAGTGACATCAGTGATGTCTGCCCAGACAAGATCGGGATGGAACATCTCGGCCATGTCCCCGTCCGTGGAGAAAATCTCAGCCACGGCGCCTTCGTAAATGCGTGCGTACGTTCGCATTATGCGTACTCCCAGATGATGACGATTCCCTGCGTTCCTGCGCCTCCGGCCAAGGCAGCCCCGCCCGCAGCCTGCAGCGCGCCGCTGCCACCGCCGCCGTAACCTGCCCCTGGATTGCCAGGGTTGGCACTTGCCCTGCTGTTGCCACCAGCCCCATAAACGGAAGATCCACCTGACCCCGAATACCCAGAGTTGGCCGAGATCATCACCCCGTTTTGCCCGGCCTGGCCTGGAGAGCCAACGATATTGGCCCCAACAGGGCCGGGGTTGCTCCCCCCGTTGGCGCTGACGATTGGAGCCGCCTGAGATGCGCACCCAACAGATGCGCCGCCACCAGGTGCTGCCAGGTACGAGCCGAAGCTGGTAGTACCACCGGAAATCCCGGCGTTAGCGCCGGCAGTAGGTGCTGCCCCACCCGCCCCAACTGTTACCAGCACCGGAACTGACAGGGCAGAAATTTGGTAGTAGCTCTTCCCGTATGCGCCCGATGAGCCACCACCCGACACGGCAGCCTGCCCAGTAGCCGGAGCGGCAACTCCCCCTGCGCTCGCGCCACCGCCTTGGGCTTCAACGACGATACTGCGCGTACCGGCTGTAGGGGTGTAGGAGAAGGTGCCGACTGCACCGAATACCTGAACGTTGATCAGTCGGCCCGCCATGGCATTACCGCCGGTCGCAGAGATCAGCACCCAGGCGTCGAGGTTGGCGGAATACTTCACCGTGAATCGACCGTTCACTACCAGCTCGCCACCAATCAAAGTGGCTTGCGCGAGACTCACGATGGGTTTGGCCGTCAGGCCATTCGGGGAGAACGTACTGGCGCCGGTGTTGACGGCTACCGCGGTCGAAGTGAGGGTCAGGCCATCCTTCAGGGCAAGAATCGCGGGTGAATACGTGGCGATGTACGCATTGGCCGCCCCGCCACCAGTGGCGTAGTCCCAGCCCTGGGCCGAAAGCGCGTTCCACCCTGCGCCGCCAGTATCAGGGTTGGCGGTATTGTTTTCTACGCTCGACACCCAAAACCCATCAAACCCAGTGCGCGCCAGCATCGCGCCTTTGGGGTAGCCACCTACGGAGGTGGAGAAAGCAGTGTCGTAGGTGTATTGACCGCCAGCATTGGACCACCGCACTGCAGTAGTGATGGCATTGAGGATGCCGTTGAAATCCAGCCCGAATGGCGGAACACCCCCGGCGGAAATAGGCGTCCTCGTCAGTGGCGGAAAGCCGTCCGTGTATGAAGCGGCGCCAGGCGTGACCGAGATCTGGGAGGCAACCGGAATGGTGTTTTTGCCCCCGCCATTGGCAAACGGCGTTGGGGTGCGTGTCGGAAGGCCGCTAGTTTGCATTTTGAAGTCCCGAAGTGGAGAAGAAGACGCCCTGATCAAACGGCTGCAATCCAGCCTCGGCAAAGCCGAAGGTGGTCGCGGGGTCGATTTGCATGACAGAAACAAGGACGCCAGCAGAGCGCGGTACCGCGCCAGAGTTGAGCATGATGGCCAGCTCGACGTCGGAGAGGGCGAACTCGAACACGTAGCGCACCTGCATGCCGCCGGTGTCCACTACGTAGCAGCGCCCCTCCCCGTCGAACAAATACCGAAGCAATTTGTTCAGAGACTGCGAGGTGCAGTCGGTGATATTGGCCAGGGCCTTGACCATGATCAGCTTGCGGTATGCATCATCCGCAAGAGTGAAGGTGGTGGTGGCCAGGGTGCCGTTGTACATGGGCGCCTGGTCAAACGGCTGGGCGCCAGTACTGGCTGTTGCCGCGGTATATGCCTCGTCGAAACCGAAATATGCTGGGGTAGTGGCGATCTGCAGCTCGCGCGAAACGTTGACGATCTTGCCCCACATATCCAGGCCAACACCGACAGCGGTGTCAACGTTCCAAATGATGCTGTAGAAGGCATCGATATCCGCGCTGGGGTCGATGTTCTGGTTGAAGAAGTCGATCAGACCGGTGATGGTCGGGCTGTTCGCGTACTGGCTGAGGATCGTGTCGGTATAGTTTTCCATGGCTCACACCAGGGTCACGGTGATGTTGCTGGCATCGAGCGTCGGACGCTGATCAATGCCCATGGTCACGGAGGTGCTTGCGCCTGGCGCTGTGGTACCCAACAGAATGCTGAGGATCTGCACGTTGGGGTTCGTAGCCGCCACACTTGCATAGAATCGCCCCGCATAGATCGCTGATGCGATCCGCGCGCGGGTACCGCCATCGGTGCCGTTGAAAGCATCGATCATTGCCGCCTGGATAAGTGCAACGATGTTGGCCGGCATGTTCGCGTTGTTCACGACCTGCACGGCGAAGAAGATAGGCACCGCCGTGGGCGTGACCCAGGACACGGTGTATTTCGGGCGCGGCACTTCGTAGTTGGCGTCCTCCACGACCGCGCTGGTGGTGCCGTTGTAGTCGCAGCCGTTGGACTTCTTGCTCCAGATGGCCACGGCGATATCGGCTGCCGCGCCGCCGGAACACGCCACGTAAACGCTATGCGCAGCGACTGGGTAATTCGTTGCGCCGGTATTGACCACTACCCCTTTGGGGTTGTCGATCACGTAGGCATCCAGAACCCCATCAACGTCCAGCACTGCTGCATAGATGGCCTGCACAGAGTTCACGGCATTGGCTGCCACGGAGAGCTTGCGCCGGTACTCGAAGTCGGCCCGACTCTCCACGTCCACACCTTCGGTCCCGGCCGTGGTGTTGGTGATCGTGTCCCAGCCCGTCACCTGGATGTAGATCCTGGTGAGCGCGCCCACGGGGCAAGCTATAGGCCCGGTGGTCTGGCACTGAAAATCGACCTGCACAGTACCGGCTGCCGAGATGGTGGCATCTGCCAGGCTGGCGTAGAGGTAGCCGTTCACATCCTGAGCCATGCTGCCGGATGGAATCACCGTACCTACCAGGCCCGAGCATGTTCCGGTCACCACCGTCCCGCTGGCCGGCGTGCGATCAATGAAGTAGATCCGTCCAATCGCGTCTTGCCAGCGGCCTTCAGCCTTGTCCGGGTCGACGTTGTTCACAACCTCGGCAATCTGGTCGTTCTTGTCGCCGATAATGGCGGTGACGCTCTGGGCGAGTTGCCCCTGGGGCGACGACAGCGACGAGCTGACGCCGCCGCCGAACGCGGTATTGATGTCGGCCTGCACGCCTGCGAGAACGTCAGTTTCGTCGGGGATCGTCACCCCGGTATTGTCCAGGGTGAGCTGCGGAACAGCGGTGGTATAGGCCATTAAAAGGTCACTCCCGACTCAGTTCCAGTGGTGTCGATGATTTTGATCTGGCCCGTCAGCGCCCGCCCCTCCAGCGTCACGAACACCACCTCGACGCTGACCACGTTGGTAATGGTCATGGCGGCATCGATGATCTTCTGGCGCAGGAATGAAGGCGGAGGCATGTAGCCGAGCACCTTCTGGAAGTACGGCAGGCCCAGCGTTGTGTCGTACCAGCACTCGCTGGCAAAGGTTCGAACCGCGCTGGCCACGTCCTGGGCGATGGCATAGGGCTCGCCAGCCAAGGCAATATTGCCGGATGCGTCGAGCACCAGGTCCCACGCATCCTGGTCAAGCAAAAGGGTGTTGGGCATGGTTGTGCCTTTTTTTGGGCGTAAAAAAACCGGCTCATGGCCGGCTATCGGTATGCGAAGATCACCCCTTTTTACAGGGAGTGACTTATGAAAAGGCTATCGTTCGCGCTGCTCGCGGCTTCGCTGTGGGCCGCAATTTCTGGGGCAGCAACTCAGTCGGAGGAGGACCGATATCAAAACCCGCCAGAGCATCCGATACCCATAGATGCAGATGAGCTATTTCAGGCATACAAAAACAATCCAAAGCAGTCAGATAGCTTCTACAAGGGACACCTGATTGATATTTATGGAATTGCCGAAAAGCCGTATGGGCCGGTGGGTGATTACGTGCTGATATCGTTCCGGGTAAGTACAACGCCCAACCCCTATGGCGTTTTAGGTGTGCAGGCCAGCATCTCAAAAAAATACTCTGCCTTTTACAGCAAGATCGTAGCCGGAGATAAGGTGAGCATGATCTGCACTGGAGGCGGTCAAGACAAAAACGGTATGCCCTGGCTGCTCAATTGCCATCCTTGATTACTGAGGCAAGCCTGTAGAGCCAGAACCCGGCGTAACCCCTGTATGGGTGTGGGTTGCGCCCACGTTCACGCCGTTGTGGGTCAACGCTGCCCCGGTGATTTTCACTACGCCGGCGATATCCACCTCGGGCGCCTGCACGCTGACCTTGGTGGGCGACACCAGGTTGATGCCGTCATCGGTGAACTGGATGTACTGGGCGGGCGTTCCGTTGAGCAGACCGCCCAGGTACAGGGCATCCGCCATGTCGTGGCGGCGCAAGGACGCGGGAATAGCCGGCGCCTTGCTTGCTACCACAGCCGAGATGTCGCGGTCGCAGATGCTGGCCAGCCCGATATCGCCTGGTTTGGGGTCCATGATTATTGCATCGGTGCCGCCTTGGATGCGTAGGTAGGGGACGCTGTTGATCTGACCAGCATCAACGATGGCGCCCTCGCCATCCATCCGCTGAACAAGAACCTTGACATCCACGAATCCTACCGGGGACAAGCCGCCATCATTCGTGCAACTGATTACCTGCACCAGGGTATTGGTTCTGGTTTTGGCGAGAGCCTGGCGAATAACAAAAGATTGGGCATCGAAGTCGTTGCCCGGGACCAGACTGACAACCCCAGACGCCCCATCGCTAGACTTTGACATTGTATGCCTTCTTCGCGAGTGTCGCGTAGGTGAACCATGGACCGCTTGGCGACATGGATGATATTTCATGGTGGGAAATTTTGCAGTACCAGTCGTTGCCACACGCTTGTGGAATGGAACTCTGCACGGTTATGTGTCGACCAATCGCAATATCCGTATTGAACTCCGCCTGTATATTGATCCCTACCGCCGAGAAGACTGGGTATCCAACAAGGCCTGTCTGCGGAGAAAGTACCAGCGAGAAATCATCCCGAGCACCGCCACTTGGCCAAATTTCAACAGTGCCATTGCTTATATCGTAATTGATTCCGGCATGATTGGCGCAATCCTTAATCTGCGTTACTGCTGAACCCGCGAGGTATGGGCTTGCCAGCTTTGCAGTTACGCCATTATTCCGAAATGAGTAGCCCATGGATTTGGCCAAGCCTTGGATAATGGCTGCAACATCGGTAGATCCGCTATAGCTATTTACCGGGACAGCCTTCACTTGCTCGTAATAGCCTGCGTACGCCTCCACGTTGAACGACACTTCGGGCGCGCCCCGGTAGTCTGCCCAGGCGTTCGACATAGAGCCCTGAAAAACCTGGGCTCGGCCGGTCGTATTGTCACCGGCAAAAACGGTGACAATGTTTTTGCGCGTGATTGTGGGGATCATCCCTAGCGTTGAGAGTTTGCCCATTACGGACTCACTCATTCCATAAACCCGCAGTTGAAGCGAGTTCAGAGAATCGCCAGCAATATTATTAATTGATGCCTCGCATCGTAGACCAGTGTAGAGGACCTCATTTCCGAGGCTGTCGCCGAACTCACCTTCCGCGAGATTGAAGGCGACATCAATTACTCTGGCCTTGAACGTCATCTAATCAGATCCTTATCTCGAATGTATTTATCTGGGTACCGATTGCAGTCAGACTCGTACTTGAAAACTGTTGCACTCACATTTATGCGACGACTACTTGAGTCTGCGTATATCTGGCGGACGATTGATCTAACCCATGCCGCACTCTGAGGAGAGGCAGTTTCAGAGATATGACCAGCGATAGTCTTCTGCTCCGAATCCCCTAGTCTGAATTCCTCATAAATTTGCGAGACGATTTGCGCCTGCTTGTTGCACTCAACCTCAATCCTTCCTACTGACTGCGCGTTAGCGACTGCGGCCGAACTGCACAACGCCAGAAAAAGTACCATCCGTTTCATATCGATCCCTGCATCAAAGGTCTGAAGCCTCAAGATACATCAGGATCCAGCGGGTTCCGAGGCCCTCGTACGACGGGTCGTCGCCCCCTTTTGTGTCAAGAAATGCCAGGTCACCCACAAACCCCAGGTAGGACTGCTGCACCAGGCGCACCAAGTTCCGGCAGATGACCCCGCTGATGATCTTGGTGGCGTTCAGGTAGAGGTCCAGGTACATGCCCGTCGACTTCTGGTAGACATTGATCTTGCAGTTCTGCTGGTTGAGGACGATGGAAAACGTCTGCGACGGCGTGGCGGTGAGCGGTATCACAAGCATGGGCTACCCCTTCAGTACGTTCAGGACCGTCGTTCCGGCGGTCTTGGTGGCGGCCCAGGCCTTGGAGAATATCGACTCCTGCTCTTTCGACGGATCGGTCGTTTTCACCGATCCCACACTCACCGCATCAGCGCCAGCCGGCTGTGCCGCGTTGACGTAGACCCCGCTGGCGGTCACACGAACTTCCTGAAACATGGCATCGGCCGTGATCAAGGTCGCACCGTTGCGCGCTTCCCGGCGGTAGTCGTAGCTGACCAGATTGACGTTCACCAAAGAGTCGTCAGGTGTGACGATGGTGTACAGCTCAATCGAGTCCTGCAGGTACTTCAGCATGGCCAGGAATTGGTCCCGGCTCATGCTTCCGTTCCCCCCGCAGGTCATGCGAATGCGCAGGTCATACGGCATCTGCACCTTGTTGTAGGTGGAGAACGCCCCTTGCTCGATCGGGAAGGTTGCCAGCCGCGCCTCGCCGCGGTACTCGAACGCGACGACCGAGTCGGGCTTGATGACCTGGGCGCCGTTGGCGTCCACGACCTGCCATGTGGGGGCCAGCAGGCCGTCCAGCAGGCCGAAATAATCCAGCCCCTGCAACTTGCCCATGATGCCGGTCTGCGCGAGAACGCCATAGGAGCTGCGGCGCAGGTCCGGCACGCCAGGCAGTGGCGGGATATTGGGGAAATCAATCAGCGACATCAGCTATCCCCTGTGGCGGCCGGACTGGTGAGGCCTCGCCGTTGAATTTCCGAGCCCATGTCCCGCGCGATACCGGCCGCGTCAGTTGCCCGGGTGTTGATTTCCATTCGCTGGATAGTCACATCCGTGGTGTTGCTGGCCACGCCGCTGAACGATCTGGCGCCCGCGCCAAGACGCACCCCTGCACGGATCTGGTCGTCGCTGACGTAGCCGGCGCCGTTTTCGTGGTTGGTAATGCCTTTGACGAGAGCGGTGAGCTGCGACGTGTCACCGAGATTTAGCTGCGCATCCACGCCCACGCCTACCGATTTAGCCAGGGCCTGCATGTATGCCGCCGTGTTGTTGCCGTCGCCGGCCGGCGCATATTTGTTGACGATAGTTCGGATGGAGTTCACGCCGCGCGAAGCATAGAGCTGCAACTGTTTCGCAAGCGCAGCAATACCAGCCTCCATGCTGGTGAACTTGGCAAACCGTGCGTTCGACCCGGACTCCAGCGTCGCGCCGTCCTGGCCCACGAAATTCAGGTTGCCCGGGTTATTGTTGCGCACTCCGCGTGGCAGCCGGGCGCCGCTGGGCGCGGCAGGCTGCTGCGGATCGGATGACTCAACAGTTGGCGCCTGCCCCTGTGGCGGTGCCTCCGGCTCGTCCGGGGTCTCGCCATCGCTTTCGCCCGTGAACAAGGCAGCGATCTTGCTGTACCTTTTCTTGAGGTAGTCCCAGGCACCCGTGAAGGCCTTGACCAGTGCAGCGGCGATGCGCGGCGCCAGGGTCTCAATGAGCTTCACCCAGTCCTGGAAGTACTTGCCAAGGTCTCCAGTAAGGTTGCGCCACGCCTTGCGGATATCATCCGTGTTGCCGGTGAACACCGCCTTGAGGAGCTTGAAGTAGTCGATGACGATCTGGATAAATCCAGCCAGCAACGCCTTCATAGGCTCCAGCGTGCCCGCGAAGATCTGCTTGATCCCGTTGAACACGTTTGTGGCGACCTGGAACAGCTCGCCCAACTGCGTTTTGCTACCACTGGTCCACTTCTGCCACTCCCCCCACAGGTAGGTAACGCCAGCCGACAGACCTGCGATCGCGCCCGCAATCAGGACGATGGGCCCCCAGATTTCGATTGTTGCCAGGGCGAGGGCTGCGGCAGCGCCAGCAGCACCCGCGAAGAACCCCACGATGACCTCGTGATGCTCGGACACCCAGTCCGAAAACTTGGTCAGCCAGGTAATGGCCACTTCGAGCGCTGGGGCCATCTCGGCGAAGATGGTCTGTCCAATTCCGCGCAGTTGCTGATTGAAGATCGCCCAGTTCTTCTGGGCTCGCTGCGCGGCGTCGACGCTGTCCTGGGTAACGCCAGAGGACTGGGTCATCTTGGCGACCAGTTGAGACAACTCCCCCCGGCCCTGGCGCAGCATGTTGATGGTGCCGTCATCCAGCCCCAGATTGTGCCCGAAGAACAGCGCTTCCTGGGGCTTCATGCCTTTGAACTTGTCAGCCAGGTCCATCATTATCGCGCGGTAATCACGGACCTTGCCGGAACTATCCGAGAGCTCAATGCCCATCGATCGGAAGTACGGGATAAGTGCTGACTGGCCAGTGGCCGCAAACTCCTGAATACCGCCGGCGATGTGCTGCAGCGAGCCGCGCACACCCTCTGCTGTGCCGCCAAACGCCTCGGCTGCGGTCCCCCAGCCGTCCAGTTCCTTGGCCGACATGTTCAGGTTCACGGCCAGGCGCCCAAGGGCGGCCGTGTCGTTCACGGAGTCGGTGAAAAATCCGCTCAGTCCCCGGCCAGCGGTGACGACGGCAAACAGCCCGATCAGTTCGCGCTTGATGGCCCCCACGAAGGCGGCGGCCTGCTTGCCACGAGCCTCCATTTCCTTGGCGGTCTTCTCGGCATTCTCCCGAAGTTTTTTCAGGCCAACGTCAACCTCCTTCTGTTCCTTCTGGTAATCACTGGCGTCCAGGCCGAGCGTCACGATCAGGGCGTCGATGATGTTCGCCATCAGGCCTCCTCGGCTTTTTTCGCGACGTTGGCGTTATGGGTGTCGACGGTGTTCACCTCCAGCAGCCCCCACATATCCTCAAGGCCGTAGACGGTATCGAGTTCATGCAGGGTGGCCAGGCGCGACGAGACACAGGTGGCCACCGTCCTCGGCATGTTCAGGTAATCGACCATGCCGTACGGCTGGCGGCCGCCTACGCTTGGGCCAAGGTCGAGGGCGCGGCGGCCTTGGAAAAATCCGCGTGGAGCTTGAAGACAGCCATGCGGATCTTGACGCGGGTTTTGACTTCCTCGATGTCGTCCTCGACCAGGTCACGAACTACGCCGCGGTTGCCAGGATCAGGCTTGATGCGCACACAGGTGAACATCTCGTCCAGCAGCGGCTCGGCGTCCTTGTAGGGCAGCTTGCCGATCAGGCCCAGGCCCATGGCAGCGATGGCGGCAAAGCCGGCGTTCGCCACGTCGTCAGGCAGCTCAATGCCGTTGCTGGCCACGGCCAGGAACACGCGCAGCGCCCATTTCTCGGCCTGGGTGCACGGCATCTCACGCAGCTCGAACAGTTTGCCGAAGTCGCGACCTTCGTCTTCCACGCGGTATTCAATCGTCTTGCGAGCCATCAGATCACCGCCTTATCCGTTGTAGTCTTCGCCAGTGACGCTTTCCCAGGTGATCTTCCATTCCCGGGGCTGGAGGGTTTTCTTGGCATCCGGCAGGGCCTTGCCCTTGGTCAGGACACCGTTTTTCAGGGTGTACTTGCGCTTGATGCCGGGCAGGATGATGGTGGCATTGCCTGAGTACACGTCGGCGGCGGCCCGGCTGGTGTTGTACCAGGTCTCGAAAACGGTGTTCGACGGTGAATCCGGCATGATCGAGACCGTCATCGGCGTGACCGAGTAGACGTAGCCAGCAGACATTTTTCCATCCACACCCATGACGATTTCGGCGATATCGGCCTCGTCCACCGCGAACATCGCGTCCGCGGCGTAACCCTGGATGCTCTGAGGCGACGGGTACAAGTTGGTGATGGCCAGCGCGAACGCTGCGTTCGCAGAGGTAATGGTCGACATGTTATTGCACCTCGATGCTGGCAATGGTCATTTGCTGGATGCTGCCGCCGTCGGCGTAATACACCGTCATGGATGGACTGGTGCGCGCGGCCCGAATGGCGGCAGTGGCTGGAACTACCTGGAAGTAGTACCCCTTGGCGATAAGCGACGGGCTGGCGTCAAAGCCGAGGACGTTCTGCATGGCTGCAACCTGGGAGCTGTCGAGCGTGGTGCCCGTGCGGATTGCTCCGAAGTTCAGGCTGGCCGCGAACGTGTCGGCAGTGGAAGCCTCGATCAGTGCATAGCCGTTCGCGTTGTAGGGTATGGAGTTCATGGTCATCATCAGGGTGACCATGTCGCCTTGAAGGTTCGAGTTCATCCAGATCTGGTTGACGAACGAGTCGGCCCACTTGTACTTGCCCGAGATCGAGCCTGGGTACATGAAGACGAAGTCTTCCTTCGCGTTGGCGTATTGGCCGTAGAAGTTGTACCCGTTGGCAATCAGGTTCTTGGCCTGGGTTCCGTCGGAAACCGATGGGGACAAACCATCCTGCCAACGGAGCGCAAGGGTGGCGCGACCATTCAGGCGGTCGAAGTCCAGCGAACCGGCCCAGGACAGCGCAAACGCCGCGTGGGTGGCATTGCCGTAGATCGGGATACTGCCGCTCATTGAGGCTGCGGCCACTGCAGCCCCCCAGGTGGTAGTGCTGCCAGACACCGTGGCGTTGATGTCGCTGTCCCAGCCGGCGTATGCGTAGCGGTAGTTCTGCGCATTGGTCCATACCGAGAACGCAGTCTTGTCAGCGGTCGAGGGCTCCCAGGTGGTCATGAAGGGAATCCAGTTCTGAGTGACCTTCACCACGCCATCCATGAACGTGCCTGGAACACCAGCAATCGCACCCTGGCTGATCACTGCGCCAGTGGCGTTGGTGAGCAACAGGCCGGCAGACAGGGTGCCGGTGGCGTAGGTGATGGTCGAAGCTGTTCCGGTGGTGCTGGAGGCGATGACGAAGGCCGACTTGATGGCATCGAAGGTCACCGGTACAGCCAGCGCAGTCGCCAGCAGGCTAGCGGCGTTGCTGAAGCTTGTCGCCGCCGACAGGGACACCGATGCGGCGGTCTTGGCCACGCCATCAACGGTGACGGTCAGCGAACCGGTGAGCGCCTGAAGCTGCGCCAGGGTCATGGCCGCCAGCGATCCGCTGCGCAGGTAGGCTGCGACGGGTGCGGACGGGTACTGAGCAAAATACAGCGCGCCTGGTGTCTTGGTGCAGTTGTTGAAGCCTGCGAAGTAGATGTCAGCCAGCGCCTTCTCGTTGGATGCGCTGCCGAAGTAGGCGCCTACATCCGTGGCGCCGGCAAAGCTTGGGACGGTGCCAATCGGCACGTAGGTGCTCTGGGTCAGAATCAGGCCGTTCGCATCGATTGCTGCGCCTGCGGCGGCCAGAACCCCAGGATTGACCTGTGCGATCTGGGAAATTGGGATGGTCATTTAGTCAATCCTCGGGTGGAAAGGTCGTGGCCACTTCGGCCAGGTTGATGACGAGTTGGTCCGCGTACTGCTCAGGGACGGCAATGACGGGGTTGAACTGGGCCACGAAGTCGAACGTCCAGCGCGGTTCGTACTGCTGCTCGCCGTTGATCATCGTGGTTTGGTGCGGCTCGCCCGCGTAGAGGGGCTGGATGTCGATGCTCGCCGCGGCGAACTGGTTGCAGGCATAGTCGGTGCGCACCAGGGCCGCCGTAGCGTTTGCCCGGTCCATCGCGCCCTCGCCGTACACGTCGATCTGCACCGTCCACTCGCTGGAGCGGGCATGTTTGATGGAGCTGGTGGCAGACGAGCCGGTATCGGCCCAGATCTGCTTGTCCGTGGAAAGACCGGCGATCCGCAGCGTGGTCATGGTCGTGAACGGGCCCGTGGGCATCGGCACGCCGTTTTCCTGCGACCGCACCACCTCTCCACCAACGATGGGCAATAAAAAACCGCGCAAGGCGGTCAGGAGGTCTTCTTCGGTAACGTCTGCGGTGATCATGTCTTGGGCACCTGCAGGTTGATCACGAACTTGCACCAGTCGGGCCATTCTTCCAGGGGCTGGACGATCAGCCAGGTATCGGCGCCGATGATGAGCACGTCCCCACCCTGCTTCTTGGGGCGGTTGACGCCGTTGAAGTTGCCCTTCACGTAGGCGGCCTTGACGACGCCCTGCAGGTTGAGGCCGTCGATCTGCTGAAGGTCTTTGTAGCCGAGGGCCTGTAGCTGCACGCTCACGCCGGTATCGCTGTAGGTGGGCGTCCTGCTGCCAGAGCCTGAGGTCGTGTAGCCGGTACTGACCCGCATGGTGCCGGACACGAAGGGGTTCACCGTGCCGACCGCGCCTGAGACGATGCCGTGTAGGTTCACGTATCCACCTCGTAATCGACGCTGTTGAGCATGTGGCCGGTGTCCACCAGTGGGTTGTTGCCGGCCTTCTGGCGAAGCGTGGAAGCGGCGTTTCTTGGGTTATCCAGGTCTACAATCCTGTCTTGCAACTGCTTCTTGATGATCATGCCCATCGACTCCAGCGATGCCTGCACGTCATATCGATTCTTTACAAGCAACTTGGCGAGATCATCGCCCCACTCAGGTGAGAAATCACCAATGGTTTCTCGGAAAAACGGCCTTGAAGGGATCGTAATTTTGTGAGCTGGAATAACGACTTCCTGGGCAAAGTTAGATCTCTGAGCCCGAACGAATCGATGGCCAACATCACCGGTCCGCTCGTTCATCCTGAAATAGACGGTCTGGACGCGCTCGGGAATGTCTATGGTGCCCCCGAATTCGTTCACCGCAGCGACCATTGGAACGGAGGTTCCGTCCGGATAGGTCGAGCCTTCGAGGAATCCTACCTTCAGGCCGCTGGACTTCGTAAGACTCTCGGCGATCCCTTCGAGGTATTTCTGGAGCGCCTCGCCACCGGCCATTCCACCGTCCGCCATGGCGAAACCCTCACGCTGGGTATGAGCGCCCGGGGAAATACCGGAAGCTACGAAGATTGACGGTCGCCTGCCAGTAGGAGGCGCCGTATTTGGTTTGCATGAACCAGGCAGCCGAGCCGGAGACGGCGCCCATGTCGGTGGTGACCGACACGGAGCCCTCGGTGGCGCTGTTGATCCTGCCCACAAGGGGAGAGGCAGCCTCGCCATTTGTCCCGGCGTTCAGCGCTGCGACGTGCGCCACCAGCATATTCAGCAGCAACGCGCGCTTGGCCACGTCGGTGACGGGGCTGCACTCGGTGTTGTTGAGGTAGACGGTGGCTTCGTCGAAGTAGGCCTGGAGCAGCTCATCAGATACCGTCGCGAACTCCGGGTAGCGAACCCGGAAGCTCGCCACGTCGAAGACGACGATACCCATGGGTCACTCCTTGTCGGCTGGCTTGATGCCAGGCGCCGGGGCGTCCGGGTTCAGGCCTTCCAGGCCGGTTTTCTCGCCGGCCTTCTCGGTTGCTTCAGCCTTGACGCTACGCTCGCTGGTGTTGGCGAAGATCAGGCCGCGCTTGACCGGCTCGAAGTCGGCGAAGTCGATGAGCCACTGGTCGAACGCAGCCTTGTCGACTTCGCGGGTCAGCCCGTAGCCGCCCGCCAGGTCGGTGGAGTTGTTGCCGTTCAGCACGACAGTTTTTCCGCCCATGACCGTTTCCAGGCCATGGGGCAGCTTGCAGCCCACGATTACGGTGTCAGCCATGGTTCAGACCCCCAACATTTGTGCGATAGCCAGAGGCTGTTTGATGATGGCACCCCAGGTGCCGCCCGACTTCTTCTGCTTCCAGGCCGACAGGTCGGTCACCACCGGGTGGGCGCGCATCTTCTCGGTGAAGGCGCAGTAGCCGGTATCCTGCCCGTCGATGTTGTCGACGATCAGTTGAACCAGCTCGCCCGAGGCGGTGCTGTACTCAACGGCGGTTTCAACGGTCAGGTTCGGGAAGTTCTTCTTGAGCTGGTCCGAAACGTTCACGTTGTACTGGTTGGTCTTGGTCAGGTTGACTTCGGAAGTCGGCGACATGCACAGCTTCATCGGCGCGTCACGCTCAACCAGGCCTTTGGTCTGGCTGATCAGCTTGGCGTACAGCAGGCCGCTGATGTCGGCGTAGATGGCCGCGCCGTCCTTGGTGGCCCAGGTAGTGCCGCTGCCGGTACCGGTGGCGCCCGGGGTGACCGGGGCGCTGAGGCTCGGGTCGTTCAGCAGGCCGTAGTTCTGCAGGCCGGCGATGCCGAAGAAGTACGACTTGTTCTGGAACTTGTTCAGCGTCAGAGCGCTGGACACGCTCAGCTCGGCCGCGTAGCCGATGCGGGCCAGGCCGTACATTTCCAGCTCTTTCTCGCCCCAGCGGGTCACGGTCTGGTAGCCGTAGCTCTGGCGCGGCACCCAGTTCACGTTCGCGTTGATCGACCCGTTGTTGCTGTAGTCATCGTACGAACTGACCTCACCGGTCGCTTCCACGATGGGGAATTGCGCGGTCAGGGTGGTCCAGTCGCCCTTTTTGGTCTCGCCGAAGATGACCGAGGCCTTCATGGGCGTCACGACGACGCGGATCAGTTCCGGGTCGACGTAGTTGGCCAGGTAGGCCGGGATACCGGCGTTGCTGACGGTAACCATGGTCGGCTGGGCGTCCATGGCAAGGTTGAAGTCGCGCGCGTACTCCGGCTTGAGGTAAGCCGCAGTCTGAGCCAGATGGACGCCGTACTCGTGCGCCACCTTGATGAAGTCTTTTTCCATGATCAGCTCCAGGTGCCGAATTTGATGAGTTCGCCAGCAGCGGCAGCGCTCTGAACGACGAATTTGGTCTCGACGAAACCGGTCACGGTCGCGCCAGCGGCGCCGGTGGCGATGGTGCCGTCGGTGATCGAGGCGAAGACCTTCTGACCGATAGTGGCCGCGGTGGTCGAGCGGCCCCAGAAATCGCCGGCGGACATCAGTGCCATCTGCAGGCCGGCCGGGATCAGCATCGAGCTTGCGCCCAGCCACTGGGTGATGACGGCCTGCTGGTGGCGGTGCACGAAGCCGGTAGGAGCCCCGGTGGTCTGCACGTTGGATACCACGCCTGCGGCAGTTGCCCAGGCGAAGCGGCCCACGGTGACGCCTGCAGAGCCAGCAATCAGCGCGCCCTCACCGGCCACAACCGACGCATAGGGGTTGGCGCTGGAAAAATCGCCTTCGACCGCCGGGGCCGGGGTTTGGTTGATTACGCTTTGGAAGCCCATGGCTTAGTACCCCTTCTTCAGTTTGCCGGCGGTTGGGAACCGGGTGGCGAAGTCTTCGTCAGCCTTGGCGTCCAGCGCGATGCGCGGGGTCGGCTTGGCGGTTGCGGTGTTGGCGTGCATGCGCACCAGGGCGCGGTAGGCCGAGGGGTGCACACCAGTCACGTCGACACCGGCAGCGTCCAGGGCCAGCTTGTACACGGCCTCGGCCGAATCCTGGGCGACCACGGCACCGATCAGGGGGCGGACCTCTTCCTCGGCGGCGCGGATGTCGTTCATGCGCTTGATGGTGTTGCGTTCGACGGCCTTCAAGGCAGAGTCCATGGCCTTTTTGTCGACCTTGTCGTCTTTTTCGTCGTCCTCATCCTTGGCGGCGACCTCTTCGTCGTCGTCCTCGTCTTCGGCCTTCTTGTCCTTTTCGTCTTCGTCCTCGTCGTCCTCATCCTCCGCCGGATTGTCCTTCGGATCCTTCTCGTCGGCTTCGTCCAGGGCGAATTGCAACACCTTGCCCAGGGCTGCTACGTCGAGCTTGGCATCCGGGAAGGCCTTGGCGGCATCCTCGGCCAGCTTCTTGACGGTGGTCGGTTTGGCAAACAGCGCCCGGAACGTGGGAAGCGCGCCATCCTGAGCGAGCTGCGGCTGCAGGTGGGCACCGAGTGCCGCGCGTGCGGCGGCGGCTTGGCTCTTTTTCATGGGGTGTAGTTCCTCAGGTAGTGAATCGCTGACGAGGACGTCAGCACCGGCACGGCCCACAGGGACCAGAGCCACATGGTTGCCCACGATTTCGGTCATGCGACCGTCGTACGGCACGCCCTCGTAAACGCCGGGCGTCATATCCGCGACGTAGCGATACGCCGAGGAGAGTTCTCGCTGCTCGCCGCTGCGGATACCGGCGATGGCTGCCGACTCCCAGATGACGAGGCTGTTATCGAGGTAGGGGTCAACGAACGCGGCATCGGTGCCGGTCGAGCCCACCACCGACTCTTTCTGCGGGTCATCCGCGCTGACCGCGATGTGCTTGTTCAGCAGCGGGATGTTGTTGAAGGTCGCGGCGCCCTTGGCCAGTTCGCCCGGGTCGCGCAAAAGCTGGTAGATCCGATCAGGGTCAAGGCCCAGACCCTCACAGTTCGGGATTTCCCGCCCGTAGTAGGGGTTCACGGCCGCCTTGCTGATGTGGCTGACCTTGACGTGCAGGCGCCCGTCGACGTCGATCAGGCGCATCGTGGCCCGGTCGAATGCCAGAATTTCAGGTTTCATGAAGTGTTCTCAGTCGAGGCCGGGGATAACCGGGGACCAGGTGCATCGGCAGTTGATCTTCTCGCCCGGCATGATCCATTCGTCTTCGATGAACATGCCCTTGGCGAGGACAAACGTCTTGCCGCTGGCTTGAACGTGGGAGTGGCGCGGCACCTTTCCGCCGCCGCTATGCCGCCAGACACCCTCCTTGATGCCCAAGGCTTGCTGCCTGGCACTCTGCATGGCGGAGGTCGCCTTGTTGTTCTGGTCGCGTGCGATGAGCGCGGCGCGACGCTTGGTCACGCCATACCGCGCCTCCAACTCCTTGGACAGGCTGCCCAGGTCCCGGCCACGCTGCACAGACCGCATCACCAGACCCTGCACATCGGCCAGGTGCTCACTGGCAATGGACCTGATGAGGCCCACCTGCTCGCCGATGCAGCCCTGATACACGTCGTTCATCTCGGGTGTCATGGTGAACTTCACCGTGGCACCGGCTGCCTCCATGGCGTTGCGCAGCGAAACGTCGGAGTTGCCCAGGGCGCGATCGGCGAAGCGCTTGCCCAGAGAGTCGGCGATGTCGTCAAACTTGTCCTGCCAGCGCTTGGCGAGCTTGCCCATGGCCTTGCGCATCATCATCGCCGGGCTGTCGTCTTGGGCCAGGCCATCCGCGAGCCCTGCGGCCCGGTAGTTGGCCTTGAGCCAGAACACCAGCGAGTTCTGCATTTCCTTGATGGCCGCGTCCAGTTGCTTGCGGTACCACGCCTGGACGCCAGCGTTAGGCCTTACCGGACGAAGGATCGTCGGTTGGATCGTCATCGTCATCCTCCAGCTCGTTATCGACCTCCTCGTTCAGTTCGAGGGACTGATAAGGGCTATCAGGATCAGCAGCCACGCGCTCACGGGCCTCATCGGTCGTGATGACGTTGGAGCCGATCAGCACCGCATCGGTGTCAGCCTCAAGCTTCCTGACGTTCGCCTGCTCAAGCTCGGACATCTGGTACAGCGGCTCGAACATGAAGTCGATGTCTGGGTCGATGTCGCCGAACAGGGACAACTGAGCCAGGTCCAGCACGCGCTTGAGCGGCGCGCGGAACAGGTTCTCCTGCAAGGCGTGGATGCCGTCATAGAACACGCGAATCTCGCCGTCGCTGGAGGCATTCAGGCCTGAAGGCGTGATACCCAGAAGCTTAACCAGTGGGATGCCACAAATCGAAGCCTGCTGCTCCTGAGCCTGCGCCTGGAGGGCATCCAGGCCGCTGAGCGGGGTGTTGAACTGGAAGAACTCCTCGCTCGTCTTGTCCAGCATCATGACGCCGCGGTTGTCGCGCATCTTGTTGAACAGTTCGGCCCGGTCGAAGATGCTCGTCGCGTTGTCACCGGAAAGGGCTGCCGCCATGTCTATGGCCAGGCCAGACGTGGAGAACGAGTGCACCATGTCGCCCACGCTGTTGCGCGTGCGGAGCCAATTGTTCACGTATGGCTCGGCGATCTGGATCAGCGACAGGCCTCCGAAGTTGTAAGCCGCCTTCAGCATGTCGGGCACAGGGCGCGAGATGAAGGTGAGGATCCGCGACTTGTGCACCATCTTGGCCATGACGTACCAGCCGTCAGGCTTGTAGAAGGTCGGCGACAGCGGGTTGTCGGCGTTGTAGGTCGTTGGGTAGGTCCACACCGGCTCTACAGAGCGCAACGCCACCAGCGCGCCCTTGGGCACCTTGGCGGGGTCGAGGAAAAGTTGAGTGTTCAGTTCCAGCGGGTCGTCCGAAGCCATGGCGCCGCTGGGCACCTTCATCTCGGTGTAGATCTGGCCGCGCCCGAAGTAGCCGTCGTTCTCGGCGGCCAGGCGAAACACCTCGCGGGTATTCAGCCGCTTCAGTTCAGCGTCCAGCTGGTCAAGGCGGTCGGTCTTGTCGTCGTCACCAACGCAGCGCAGGCTGATCCACTTGCGGGTCATCTCCTCGGCGATGGTGGCGACCATCTTGCGGTATTCGGGCATCAGCGCGAGCTGGGCCAGGTACGGGTAACCGGGGAACGCCTGGTAGCCGTACTGGTAGCCCACGGCGTTCAGGTACTCGTAGGGCGCGCTGTCCATGGCCATGAGGTTGGCTTTCTGGTCAGCGGGCACCACCCCGGCCGGCGGCTCGTACTTGGCGAACTCGGCCGGTGCCGGCCTGGCGCTGGCCTGGGCCAGGAGCGTGGTGTTGATCTTCATCTTCGCGCGCTCGGGCTCGCTCACCACCGGCTCAACTGGCGCAGGCGCTGCCTTCTTCTTCCAGAACATCAGGCGCGCCTCAGTAGGTCTTCGGAAATGCGCATAGGCGCCTTGTGTGTTGGGCTGAAGCACATGACGAAGGCATCGGCCAGGTTTGGGGATGGCACTGCCCCCCCTTCGCGGTTCGGCTTAGCCAGGTCCTTCTTGCTCTCGACCTTCACCCGCCCGTTGCCGTCGTAGTCGCGGCGCGGGGTCGATAGCTCGTCTATGAGCTTGTCCAGTTTCGGGCAGTCGCTCGATATGCTGATCAGCTCGTCATCCCGGAACTTCTCGCCATTGCGGATGGCGTTGAAGGTGTTACGGAAGCGGTCGGCCACCAGCCACCAGGTCTGCGCCTTGATGTTGGCGAACATGTCGCCGTTGGTGATATCTGGTTTCTGATAGAGCTTCTCAGGCATGTGCACGGCCGCGCCCGCGTTGAACTTCTCGTAGCGGATGGGGCTGGGCTTGCCGTCGTTCAGCTCCTTGAACTTGGCCCCGGCGGTGGCGCCGACACCGATGGAGTCGTAGAGGATCGACGCTCCACGGTCCCTGGCTGCGCTGTAGGTGCGCGTGCAGGACTTGAGCAGTTCGTCTTCCTGGGCCTTCCACTCGTCCGCCCATTCGACCACAGAGCCGTGGGCTGCCACGTTGGCGCACAGGTCGTTGCCGCTGTCAGCCACGTCGAATCCGATGCGCTTGAAGCCCGAGGCATTGAACCCCAGCACCTTGTGAGCGTCGATGGAAGCCTGAATCCAACTGCGCTTGATGATCACCCCGTCATCGTCGTCCCGCGGCTCACCCAGGTAGATGTGGGCGTGTTCTTCCGGGTCTTCGAGCTGCGCCGCCTCGATCACGTCTAGGATCGTACGGCTGAGAAACGGGTTCTCGGTGTAGTTGATCTTGCGCACCACCGTCTTGGGCGGCGGATTGACCACGAAGCGCTTGTACGTGAAATCGGTCGAAAGCTTGGGGTTGAAGATCACCCAGACCTGCGAGTGCTCTTTCCGGATGGTCGGCTCGAGGATCTGCCACTGGCCCTCAGTGAGGTTGTGCGCCTCCTCGATCCACAGCACATCCACGCCTTCCAGCGACTTGATCTCGTCGATGTGACGCCACAGGCCGTAGAAGATGAACTCGCTACCGGTGCGCTTGTGGATGATCTTCGCGTCGAGGATCTTGAACTGAGAGGTCAGACCGAAACGTTCGATCTGCGCCTTGATCAGGGTGTAGACCGACTCCTCGATCTTGTTCTGGAACTGGCGGGTACACAGGAAGCGCACCTTGTAGTTGGACGCCAGGAATACAGCGAACCCGGCGGCGTCCCATGACTTCGACGAGGACCGGCCACCGTACAGCACCCGGTTGCGCGCTGGCGTTGTCCAGAACTCGCGCAGGCAAGGGTTAAGCGTCGCTCGCGCCGAAGTCTCCATAGAAATGTCCTAAGCCTGCGGGCGCCTTGCTCTCGTCTTCTGGGTTGGCGTCGATGCTGTAGGCCTGGCGCTCGAGGAGGACGAGGTTCTTCAGCGTCTCGCCCAGCTCCTTTAGGGTCTTGGTACGGGACGGGAGCGTCGACATCTTGTTGGCCAGGGCCAGCACGTCTGCCATGTCGCCCGCCTCGTCATCATCACGCAGTTGCGCGATCAACTCCTTCAGCGTGCCCTGCTCTTCCGTCAAGCCTTCCAGTTCATCGAACAGCAGGTTCGCCAGCCGACGCGCCCGGCCAATATCAGCCCGATGCGCCATGCGGATGTTCGCGATGACCTGGGCGTTCGCATCGACGATGCCACGCTCAGTTGCCAGAGTTTCCGTGGCAACCTGCGTGGCAACCTCGGCTTTGGCAACCAGTGAATCAGCCTTGGCCTTGATCTTCGCTTTGAGGTCTCGCTCCCAGCTTCCGGCCTTGGCCTTCTTCTGGATGGCCGTGTGCGACACACCACAGCTTGCAGCGATCTCCCGCACCGAGAGCAGGCCGGCCCGGTAGAGCTGCTCGATGCGCTCCCAGTCGGGTGTCTGCTTATCGGTCATGGCTATCACTCGAAATAGATGCCCCTGGCAATCCAGCGCTCGACCTTCACAGGGTCAGGCGCCAGGCCAGTCAGGCGGGCAGTGAAGATGACGCCGGCCAAGTAATACTTCAGCCACCAGCGGAATCGGATGGTGATGATCATCTTGGCCATGACTCACCTAACTTGTCTCGACTAATACGGCCAGCCAGCAGCACAAAGGGTCACGGTGGTCACCCTAAAAATGCTTGACCACGTCCATTTACAGACAAACCAATATTGGCCTGCACGATAAATGGGTCTCGCACTTTTGAGTTCTTGCTCTGCCCATGTCCTGGCCGCAGGAGATGAGAGACGAAGCACCAGATGCCCCATGGCTCACCTCACTTGGTCAGGTCACCAGCGGTGTAGTCGCCAGTGGTGTCGGCTTGGCCCGATGCCACGGTGTGCAGGCTCAGCAGCACGCCCAGTTCGCGGGCAATGGCCTTGTGCTCTTCTTCCAGGGCGCCGAGCAGGGATGCAAACACGTCCTTGGCCTTGGCGTGATCGGCGGCGTCGATGGCCACTGCATCTGCTGTCGGGGTATGAACCTCGGGCAGCGCATCGGAGACGACGTGCGATCCTTCGTCGTTCGGGGCGTCGGACACCACAGCATCAGCAGGCGCCGGATCAGCAGTGGGATCAACTTCCGCTGCCGGGGCATCTGCCACAGGCTCAGCTTCAGCGACTGGCACCACTTCAGCGGCAGGCGCCTCGGCAACTGGGGTTTCTTCAACCGCAGCAGTCGGCGCCACGTTTTCGTCACCCGCATTTTGTGGCGCGGATTCTTCCACCAGGGTTTCGTCAGTCATGTCCGTCTCCTCAGAGGGCTTTCTTGGCCAGGGCGATGGCGTCGTCCCACACAGCTTCCAGGTCGTGGCCCAGGGCGGCCAGGATGGACTTCAGGGTGTCGGTGTCCACCGGGGTGGCAACCACGGCCACCGGCGCCGGCTCGGCAGCGACAGCCACCGGCGCAACCACTACGGCAGCAGGCGTGGCATCGGCAGCAGGGGTTTCAACCACGGCAGCGGCTTGAGTTTCATCGGTCATGACAGTGTCCTTCTTGAAGAGCCCGGCGAACCAGGCAGTGATGGAATAGAGGTGGTTCCGAATGCTCATGGGTGATCTCCCGGCGGCGGGCCTTGCAGCTTCGATTGCTGAACCACCCGGGCCACGGCCACGGCGCAGCTCAGGCCCATGTTCACGCAGGCGAACACCAGCGGGTTCACCGTGCCCTGGAACACCGACCATGCGGCAGCCGCAGCATTGAGCACGGCGCCGGCCGCAGCGATCTGCACGCTGCTCATGCGCCAGCACTTGCGCCATTCAGGGATGAGCTTCATTGGGCGTGACCTTCGCGGAGGGCAGTTTCTCGAGGCTTTCGGCATAGCTTTTCCACCTGGCGGCGTCGTTGAGCGCATCGCGCAGGCGTTTGGATTCGGGTGGGGCGTCACACGAATGGCTGGTGAAGCGGTAAACCGTCGTGTGGGTTTCGACTGGTTTGGGGGTGATCGTCGGCTTCTGGGTGCACCCGGCAAGCAGGAGGACGATCAGCAGGCGCTTCACTTGGGCCGCCCGCTGAGCACGCCGCTCTTGATGCTCTCAAGGATGGCGGCAATCTGGTAGCCCTGGCCCTGGCTGGTGCTGCGCAGGGTGTCGACGATCTTGTCGTTGGCGTCAGCGCGGCGCTCCAGGGATTCCAGTCGCTGGAGCGCCAAGGCCTGATTGGTTTGGTAGTTGCTCAGTTGAGCCTGCAACGAGGTCAGGGTGCTGTTCACGTAGGTGAAGGCTCCCAGCGCGCCCGCGCAGATCAGGGTCTGCATGACAGGCACTATGACCTTGAACGCGGTGCTGTCAGCTATTCCGGCCATAGGGTCTGTCCATTTCGAATAAAAAAGGCCGGATGGGGAACGGCCAAGGTATCGCGAGGAGCAACGAGAGAATTTTGAGGCCCTAATGAGGCCCAGTATCTGCATTTGGAAACGGCCACTGAGGCGGCTTTCAGATGGAGACAAAAAAGCCCGGCGCTTGGTCCGGGCTTTTCTATTCCAGGCGCAATCAGCAGGGTGCGAGGCCGTAGCTCTCGGGCAACGGCTTGGCCGAGGCCATCACGAAGTGGTTGCTGGATGCGCGCAGGTTCGACTTCAGGGCTTCATCGGTGGATTCGCCACCAGTTCGCCACTGTGCCAGGGTCAGCTCCAGGCGGGCAGCCGAGGTGCTGTAGAAGTCACCGATGGAGGCCAGGACACGGGCCAAGGTGAAAGCCGGCTGTTCAGCGCGCAGATCGCCGGCGAAGGCCGACACGCCGAAACAGGCACACAGCGCCAAAGCGCAGTACTTGAGGTATCGCATCATCATGGGAGAGCTCCAGGTATGGGGAGGACCGCGACTGCGGGCACTTGGCGTTGGTTGGCTGGTTGCACGCACCTTGTACTCGCCTGCGGCGTGCCTGCGCTGTGCATAAATCAAACAGCCCCTACAGCACACCCAGCTCGGGGCTATGGGTGTGGAGGGGCTGAAAACTTGGTCATAGATCAAGCAATTCGGGCGAATTCTCCATGCATCTTTTTCGCTGCCCTGCAGTAAGCGGCGTAGGCCTCCTCGGGCGTGGGATAGCTGCCGAGGCTTATTCTTCTACCGTCAACTGTGATGCGGGCTCGCCAAGGATTGTTAGTGCGTGGCGCGGTGGAAAGTTCAACACCCTTGAAGCCTGAGGCGCTGTTGCGGTTCACTTTCCTATTGCGGGTGTTCTGAGCTGCAGTGCATATACGGAGATTGGCGCGACGATTATCCAAGCCGTCGCCGTTTATGTGATCAACAACCATATCATCGGGGCAGCCCATTATTAGCCGATGAAGGCTTCGATAGCCGACGTATTGACCATCACTGAACAAGGCTTTTTGCACGTACGAGGTACGCCCAGATGCTCGTACGTTCCAGTGAAAGTCGCTCAGAAAATGTACGTCTTGATCGTCAACGGAGACTTCATGCCCCGCTATTTTGATAGAGGGCATGGCAACTCCGATTTTTTCTGTCGAGCACAAAAAAGCCCGACACAGTGGCCGGGCTTCGTTGGTTTTTGCCAGAGGCAAAACTCTAATATGGCGAAATGATGCCTTCAGCCGAACAAATGGTCAAGGGTTTATTCTGACTTTATTTCAACCTTACATTCGAGGTGTGTAATTCGCGGCTCAGGACTATCAGCCTCTTGTGGTTTTAGTGGCTCGGTAATGGTGTAAATACGCAATTTATCAGCCTTGTCAGCCTCAACCGGGGTGAAAGAAGACGCGGCGGTGTTCTCGCCCTCCCCCCTAGCTTGCCAGCCGACCCAGCAACCCTGGACGTATGAGTCGGAGTAACCATCGGCTATTGTTCGCTCCAGCCCGTTGTGATCAAGCCAGCCGTATGGCTCATGGCTTACGGACAGGAACCATTCCTCAAATTCGTCCCGAACCCCACTCATGCCGCCTCCTTCATCTCGTTGATGCACCGGGATACCGGGACCAGTGCCGCCTTGTCCAGATCATTGCATGCATTGAAGCAGGCGACAACAAAGGGCTCCCAGTCCCTGGCCCAGTTCTCGGAGGCCAGCTTCACCCCATGCTCTTGCAACAGCCATCCCCGGAACGCCTCTGGGGTCGGCAGCGGGTCCACTCCCTCGCTTTGGCCGCCCTGGTGCATGCGGCGGTACCGGAACAGCACAGCAATCGCCACGTGGCGCGCCCGCTCGAACTTCTTGGCCATCATCTTCGGGCCGGCGTTGTACGCCCCCAGGAACACTAGCTCCTCCGCCTCCTCCTTCTCGTCGATGCTGGCCATCGGGCTGTACATGAAGTTGCCGAAGGCCTGCAGGTTGCCGGGCAGCGTGGCGATGGCGTGCTGGATGCGCGCTGATACCGACTGGTGCATAGCGTGGCGGCTGGTCACCATCTTCTCGGTCTTCTGCACGGAGCAACCCAGCAGGCCGATCTGTTCAACGTGGGCACCCTGGCTGTCCCATGGTGTGTAGAGCGAGTCGTGCCAGGCTGCCCGGGCCGAATTCAGTTTCATCATGCTGCATCCCCCCGGGGAAACAGATTCAGGCCCTTCTCTTCCCCGGCGTCATAGCAGGAGCGCGCCCTGTTGTGTCGCTCGTTCCAGCGCTGCGCCGCGATGCGAGCCACATCCATTACTGTCAGGTCATACATGTGCTCGAAGATGCCCAGCGTGATCGAATCAATGCTCGGGCCCTGCGCGCCGCAGTCGTGGCAACGGACATACGCCTCATAGCACTCGTCGCTCTCCTCGTTCTGCGGCCGGTCCAATGGCAAGTCCTTGCCTGTCATCTGGTCAGTATGTTCGACGCAGGGTGGCCCTTCGCAGAACGGGCATGGCGCCAATTTGATTTGTTCAGTCACTTCCCCATCCCCCACTACAAAATTCACTTCCGGTCCTTCATGCGCTGCTGCATGCGGACATTCACCACCAACAGGCCGCAGATGCTGAAGATCATCAGGGTCAAGAACAGGTTCGCAATCATGCTTGGCGCTCCAGGCAGAACCAGGCGAAAACGGCAACCATCACCGCGAAGCGGCACAGGTCGACCAAGTCGATAAATTGGCTCATGCGGCCTCCTTCTTCAGCTCACGGAGCTTGGCGCGGTAGGTGGCCGTGATGGCCTTCAGTTCGTCGACAGTGTGCCTGCAGGCCTGATGAGGCCCTTCGAGCCACTGCACCTGGTCGGCCCCGATGCGCTGGACCAGACGAATCCGGTACTCCACCGCGTTCCCCGACAGGTTCCGGTTGCACTTCACGCACTGGCGGTGCACGTTCAGCGGTTCGAAGCGCAGTTCCGGGCAGGCTCCCACCGACCGGTAATGCCCGGCGTCCCAGCGGCTGCCGGTGATCAAGTCGTGGTCGCTGGGCAGCGAGTCGCAACTGATGCACGGCAGATCGGCGTCACGCAGGCGCACCCACTCGTTGAATGCCTGCTGGGCGTCACGCATGTGCTCGGCGCGGCTCTTGAGCTTCTCCTTGCGCACCTTGATCTCGCGGCGCTCGCGGTCGGCGATGGCCTTGCGAGCCTTCGGCAGGTTCTGCTCCTTGGTCGCCAGGGCGCAGGCTGGGCTGCATACGGCCTGGCCCAGGCGCTGGGGTGTGAAGGTCGAGCCGCAGGAGGTGTTGCGGCAGCGCTTGGGCCGTGGAGCTTTGGCGGCAAGGCTCATTGCGGAAGCTCCCCGGTATCCACGAAGTGCTGCAGGATCGGCAGCAGGCTTTCCACCTGGTCACGCGTCAGGTGCATGCGGGTCGTGAGGCTTACGGCCTCCGGAATTGGATACGGAACCCATCCAGTGAGCTCCTGAGTCTCAACACCGTGTGCGGCAGCTTGAGATGCCATGATTATTGGGTTTGCCTTATTCGGTCCGAACCAAATAGCCTCCTCCTCGGCAAGACTGCTCATTTGGATGGTGCAGACGGCGCCGTACCTGTCTTCGAACTCGCACACACTGAAACCGCGCGCTGTCTTTCTGTTCTTGATATCCATCACAGCAGCACCCCCTGATTCAGCTCGGCAGGCGTCCAGCCAGTGGCGTAGGCCAAGGCCATGAACGAGATAAAGCGGTTGAGTCGGCTCATGCGTAGCTCCCGATCATGTCGGCGGCGCTCATAGCGGCAGCCTCGGTGTCGAAGTGGGCGGACAGCACCAGACGCCAGCAGGCGTTGAATACGTCGCGGTACAGGGGTTCGAAGGCGGTGTCGTCCATGTTGGCCCAACTGATCGACTTGGCTTCCTTGCGGATACCCTCAGGGGTGTGCACCAAGTGAAAATGGCCGGCCTCGATGGTCACCCACTCGCGGAAGGCCTCGCGGCTCTTGTCTACGGTTGGGAACCGTTCAGCGCGCTCAGCCTCAACCTGGGCGATGTAAGCAGCCACGGCGGCGGCGAGCTGGCCCGGCTTGCCATTGGCGTCCTCGAAGAACTTGGCTAGGCCGCGGATGCCGCGCATCTCTTGGCGCGGGATCAGGCCACCAATCGGCTCCCAGTATTGCCAGGCAAGGTCGAGCATCGAGAAGAACTTGCCGTGGAACTTGGCGTTGCGCATGCGGGTGAATTTACCGTGCACGACCTGGCCCAGCTTCCACTTCTGGGTCACCTCACGGTCAGCTTCGGTGGCAGGCACCAGGCCTTGTGCGGTGCGGATAAGGGCGAGCTCAGCCATGGAGTACCTCCAGGAGAGAAACCCAGAATGGCGCGAACACGAAGATGCAGAAGACAGCGCCCCCAATGCACCCGTGCACGACGGCTTGGGGGATGCTCTTGGGCTGGGCCCAGAACTTGAACCAATGCAAGAACTCACTCATGGCCGCCCTCCGCGCCTTTGTTTTCGGCGCTTTCAGGCGATTCGGCCGCCTTTTGCAGGCCGGGATAGTCAAGGCTCATCATGTGATCTACGCCTTTCTCATTGAGCCAGGCGTAGTCGCGCAGCCACCGATACCGCTCAGCATCCTTTCGCAGCGCCTCGACCTCGGCCTTGAGCTGGTTGATCTGCTTTCCGCGCTCCTCGGACGCGTAGCTCACCTTGTTGTAATTCGTGCAGACCTGCTCATGCGAATCACGCAGCCGCTCGTTCTCCGCGATCAGGGCCAGGATGGCGGCAGGGTTTGCGGCGGCGATGAACTCTGCGTCCTCACGGACGTAGGCAACCATGCGATCCAGGTCGCGGCGGCGCGGCCCGATTAGGAGTGCAGCCCCGGTAGGGTTTATCGTTGCGCCTTCTGGAACGGCGGCACACCAGGTGTCCTGGCCCTGCGCAGCAGCCTCAGCCAGGCGCTTCAGTTCGGTGTAATCGGTCATGGCCGGCCCTCCCCGTTCGGTTGGCGCTTGATCTTCATGCGGGCCAGCAACTGCGCCCGGGCGGCGGCGCCGTTCGCTGGGATACCCTGCTGCACGATCCTGGCCTGGGCCTGGCGCTCGGCCTGCTCGTTGGCCAGGTCCAGCTCGGTCTTCTGGCTGTCGTGACCGATCCCGGTCAGTACCTTGCCGTCCAGCGGCTGCCCGGCGATGGCGCGGCGCAGGATGATTTCGTAGTTGCGCTCGAACCGATCCCTCAGGCCTTTGTCCTCCTGCCGTGCGGCGCGCAGGTCGAACAGCCCGGTTTCACGGGCCGCCAGGCGAACTGCCTCGTGGCTGTAGGTACCCAGCAGCGCCTCAAGCCAAGCATCCGGCCCGGCAGGCATGCCGAAGTCGTCCGGGGTCGGCTGGCACATGGCGATGAACTCACCCACGCTCGGCGCGAAAGGCTTCTGGAGCTTGCGGCACTTCTCGATGCCGAAGCGGATCTGCTCGATTTGGGTGATGCCCTGGGCCATGAAGGCCTTGATCCAACTGCGCTTGGCAGCCTTCAGGGCTTCGTCGTCCGGCCATGCCTGGCGCCACGCCGGGAAAATGGCCTGCAGCTCCTTGAACAGCGCGTTGACCACGTCCGCCGTGCCGGAGTCGACTCGCAGCGGCGCGACCTCAACGGCGGGCAGGTTGCCCATGGTTTTCATCAGCTCGTTGACCGGCTTCATCACAGCACCCCCAGGTCGTCAGCCCATGTGGTGTCGTTGAAGTCCGGGCCGTTGGCCTGGCGCACAGGGAACGGCTTGACGTTCGATGCCGCGGCGCCGCTGGCCATGTCGCGCTTGATCCACTTCACCAGCAGGCTCACCCACGCCTGCTGGGTCTCGAAGCGGCCAGAGGCGGCGTAGTGGCAAACGAACCCGCCGATGGCCTCATGGGTGAACAGGGTCACGGGTACGCCCATGCGCTTGGCGAAGGCTGTCAGCAGGCGGTTGTCAGGGGCCCACTCCAGGGTCATTTCACTGGGCGCCTTTGGGTCAGGCGAATTTTCCCCGTGCGCGCGTAGTGTGTTGTGTTCTTCTGTATCTGTATCTGTATCTATATGGTTGGATTCTCGTTGCAACGGATCTTCAACGACCGTTGAACGAACGTTGGACGCCTGTTCCTTTTTCAGTGCGCGAGCCCGTGCAGAGGCCTTGCCCGCGTTCGATGCGGCAACCGATTTGCTGTTCACCGCCTCTAGGTCAGCTTCGACCCGGAACTGAATCCAGTGGGTTTCGGTGACGTGAAAGAACTCGCTCAACGTCTCGGCAACGGATGGCCAACGGTCGTTGGAAATCCGTGCAACGGTCGCCAGGCGATCAATGCGCAGCGCCTTGCCGGTCTGCCAGTAGCTGAACAGCAGAAGCATGTAGGCGCCATGCTCCTCGGCAGTCAGGTGGGTGGTGTCGGCCAGGTAGTCGGCGACGTAGAACTGCATGTAGGGGAGCGCGGCCATTACGGACGTCCTTGGCGGACCAGGTCAGCCAGTTCAGCGAAGCGATCCACGTACCAGTGCGGCTGCGTCTCGCGGGGGGATTGTGGGTTGGTCAGGTTTTTGCCGTACTGGAGGCCCTTTTCAGTCACGCACCAGAACGCCACCGCTTCGTGCTTGGAGTTCTTGCGGGTCATGACCTTGATAAATCCAGCGGCCTCAAGGCGGCGGTTGAAGGCGATGGCGGACCCATTGAGGCCCGTATCCTTCAGCAGCGCTGTGAGCGACTTGGTGGCCATGCTGGAGCCACCGGTGGCGTCCGGCGCGGCGTCCACGGCGTAGCCTGGGAGGAATTTCGGGTCCAGGCCATTGTTCTCGGCGATCTTGCTGAGCATCAGCATCTTCGCGGATTTGGCCGGCTTCAGCAGGCGGTCGAAGCATTCCAGGATGGCCAGCTCGCCAACGATCTTGGAGCTGTTGGGGACGAATTGAGCCCGCATCCCCTCCTCCAGCGCCGTCATCCGGTCAAAGACCTTGGCCTGTAGCTCATAGCTGTATGACATTGCGACCAGGCAGGCCTCGCGCTTGGGGAGCCGATAGCACTTCTGGCGCCGATTCATCGAGTCCAGGTAGATGTCGGAAAATCTTCCGGCATCTTTTTTGAGGACCTTCGGCACCTTCTTCATCAGGTCGGCGTGATCAAGGACGGCTTCGCCCTCTTCGCGTTGCGAGTTGATGAAGTCGACCAACTCCAGGCTGGTCATGGAAATGACGCGCGCCACGTTTTCGTAGCTGCCATTTCGTGGCGCGGGTGGTGGGGTATTGATCAGGTGGGGCGTGGTATGCATAATGGACCTCACTTTGATGTAGCAATGAACCGGGCCGGAATCCCGGTTTTTTTGTGCCCGAAATTCGGGCGTATCAGGAACTCTTCAGGGCCTACTCAGGCCTTACGGCGAAACGGTGTTACTGGACCCCTGGAATTCCGGGGCTTGGTTCGGTTGGCCAGTTCTCGACGCATCAACTCGGCAGCAAGTTCTTCAGGGGTAACTCCCCTCTTCTCTGCTTCGCGCTCAAGCTGCTCCATCAAGGCCTGGTCCAAGCCGACCTGTTCGATTGGCATGGGGCCTCCTCAGCGACTTCAGGCCGCGTTGTGTTCGCTTGTATCCTCGGCAGCGAGGGCGGCGAGCTGGGCTTCAAGCAGTTCGCGGCAAAGGACGGCGCGCTGGGTTCGATGGAACTTCGCCAGCGCCTGGATCAGGTCGAATGTGTCCTCATCGACCCTGACCTTGATCTCGCGGTCATGCAGGTGTTTGGGGTTCGCGTACATACGGGTTTTGCTCCTTGCTGCTGATGAAGTGGTTAGGCTGCGGATTTGCGAGCTGGGATGGGCCTGATTTCATTGGCCTCAACCGATCCGTCATCCATCAAAGTGATGGTGATGGTGCGTTTTGATCTGAACATCTGGGACACGGCGCTCTGTTGAATACCCAGAGCCTTGGCGAGATCGCTCTGGGTGCCGTGCGATGACAGGTACTCCCCAAGGGTTACGGTCTTCATTGGCGGGTCTCTCGTGATGAATGCCTTTTGATATTAGCACTGCTGTTTTACAAAAAACAAGGAGATGATTAGCAGTGCTGTTTGCCTAAAAAGCAGCATTGCTACTAAATCACGCGCATGAAAAAACCAATGAGAACCCCGCTGAGCGAGGAGCAGCTGGCCGATGCCAAGCGGCTCAGCGATATTTATAAGGCGCGAGCCAGGGAGTCGAAGGCTCGCGGCGACAACCCTGCCCTCACCCAAACTGAGGTTGGGGAGCAATGCGGCTGGAATTCACCTCAGAGCACTGTCAGCCAGTACATGAACGGCAAGGTGGCCCTGAATCTCGAGGCTCTACTGAAACTTGCCTCTGTTCTTGGCTTCGAGCCGGCGGATGTCAGCCCCTCGCTGGCTGGGAAACTTCTGGTTATACCGCCTACTCACTACAACGGTCTTGAACCTGGCCAACCGTTGGCGGTTTCGGATCAGCTAGAGGTCTATACCGTATCTCCGGTGGTACCTGAGGACGCCCCAGTCGTCGAGCTGGACGACAGGTATGCCTACATCCCGCAGTACACCGCGATGGCGGCGGCCGGCGACGGCCACGACAATCCCCACGTGGAAGTGCGCAGCACCCTGGCTTTCAAGAAGGAGTGGCTGCGTATCAAGGGCGTGAAGGCGGAGAACCTGCAGGTGATCTACGCCAACGGCGACAGCATGATGCCAACGATCAACGACCACGACGTACTTCTGGTGGACAGTTCTAGGGTTGAGCCGGCCGACGGCGGCGTGTTCGTCGTGGAGAGCGCTACCGATGGCACCCTGGTAAAGCGCCTGGTCAAAGGTGCCATGAGCAGTTGGACGCTGCGCAGCGACAACGCTGAGTATCCGGACCGGTTCTACCTGCGCAGCGAGTCGAACGAGCACAGAATCGTCGGCAGGGTAATCTGGCGCGGCGGAGATCTATAACATTTCCGGTTGAAAATGGCATGGTTCTTGATGAGACGCCATTCATCCGATAAACCGTGCGCGCCACGAAATTAACTTCAGCATTTCGTGGCGCAGGCGATCAGAAGCTATACAGTGATCACAGGCGAATCGTTAATTACGTTTTGCCAGTACATGAAGCGACCAGGCATACGACCATGAAGCGAGACTACCAGCACCCACGCCCAGACCCGTCTGCGGAAGAAGTGAATTTCGACCTTGTGCGCATGCAGAAAGCGATCAGCGGCGAACGGTTCACGATGCCCGAGAATCTGTCGCGCGAGGATTTCCGTGTATGGATGCGCGAGAACGCCAAAAAATGCCGGGACAAGTAGAATTCAGCGACCACTTTACCCTGCTTTATGACGACCTCACGGTTGACGAGCAAGACCTCATCGATGACTTCGTTGAGCACTTCAAGGCTCACGGGCTGAAAGGCTTCCCTGGGAAGTACGGCCCAACCGATGCTGTTCCACACAGCGACCCTGACCGAGCACGCAAGATACGGTTTGCCAACCTGCACAAGCTCTGGCACGTCCATATCGGTTACCCCCGATGGAATGCCTGCAAAAACCCCATGGCCAGCTATAGAACATCCGATTATGTCGTCCATTTCCAGAAGCTTGGCCCAGGCCATATAGCGCTGGTGGACTACAACTCGCACAACCCTATGCCGCAGCCTGACCGGAAATCTCTATTCAGGCAGATCTGACCAAGCACTCAGCACCAGCCCGCCATTGAGCGGGCTTTTTTGTGCCCACCGAAAAGCCGTCCGTCCCTCCCAACCCCATCCGACACAAAAAATATCAGCACTGCTGTTTACAACGAATAACAGCAGTGCTAATTTTGCTTCAACGAAACGCGAAACGCGGATCGCAGGGCCTCAACAGACCCGCCGCTCTTTAGCGACACACCTTGCCGGATCACCACCGGCCGCAACAAAGGCAGCGATGAACCGGCCTTCAACGGTTCAGAGGGGTGGCAACTGCCCCGGGCGTGCAGCGTAAAGCGCCGAGATCAGTTATCCAGCGGGAGAACAAGCCGAAAGGCCCGCGGCTGGAGGAACAACCTGAAGTGACCAGCGACCGACGCCAGTAGCGGGTCGCGGTGTACCACGAGATTCACTGATGCCGCTTCCATGAGGCGGCATTGGGAATCCACTGGAGGGAAACGAAATGACAACGCTTCAGCTTGCCGTAGCAGCGGCGCGATACCACAGCCGCATGGCAGTGCGAGAGTCCAAGTATTTCCACTGGGATTCAGGTGCAAAGGCCCAGCGCGAGCTTCGTGATCACTGGATGCGAATCGCTCGCGAGCAACAGTAGCTCCGATTTCCTCGATGACCTTGGGTGACAGGGTCATCAGGGAAATCACACAGGAGGCTCGGCATGAGCGTACAGAGCAATACCTACTTACTGATTGGAGTGATGCTGCCCTACGACCACTTCGACAACGTTCACGACGATCCGTATGAAGTGCTGGAGCCATACATAGACAGCGCGTTCAAGGGTATCGAGCACCATAACGGGCTGTGCGTGCTTTACGACGGCATGGGCGGCCATCACATTGCCATCGGGCGCGTGCTGGCCAAGTCCGACGATCAGAACGGCAACTACGGCTTCAATGCACCGATCGACGCAACGACGGCGATGACGCCGGATCTGCAAGCCGAAGTCGCAAAGCTGATCCAACAGCAGTTCAACTTTGCGCCTGACGTTCGCGCCTGGATCCTTACCCACTACCGCTAACCCACCCACAGGCTCTCCCCCGAGAGCCCATCGATAACCCCTTTCGCACAACGATAGTTGGACGGCAGCCACCGTCGCGAGAGGGGTTATCGATGCAGATGAATGCGCAGGCTGATGCGCAAGCGGATTTACAGCGTGGCCGGTAATCGTGCCGGACCTGCTGGGTGTACGGGTGAGAGCCCTGGGGTTATTGACCAAACCTATGCCGGAGATCAGCACCGGCCATCTGCATCGCCCAATAAGTGATTCACCCCTTGAGAAAAGGCGCCCACGCCATTCCGTGGGAAGCGCATCAGGAGATATCGCCATGTAACCGGACAGCGCGCCGAGGCCTCCCAACTGCGGCAACGCCTATCAGAAAGCCCGGGCAAATCTCGGGCTTTCGCCTTCTGCATCACCCCCTTCCCCCATCGACCGCATCGGCAGGTGCCAGGCCAGTCTCACGGCTGGGTTTGGTCACCCGCGCCTGGTATCTGACCAATGCGGTCCAGCACCTCATGGAGGTCATCATGGGCTACGCCCTACGCAATTACGACGTTTGGAAAACAACGCTTCCGGTCGTGGCTGATGACAGCCAGGCCCAGGTGGCGTGGCTGGAGAGCGCTGCCGAGCAGTTGGTGCAGGGCTCGGACGTGGTGTGGAAGCGCCGCAACGGCCCGCAGCGCCGGGTCACCGCCGACGAGTTCGCCGCGGTGGTGCAGAACCACCTGAACCAGCGGCAGATCGACGGCGAGGACGAGCAGGACGGCTTCGGTCGCCTGGTTATCGACGCCATGGCCGGCGCCCCGGGCAAGACCCACGCCCAGTACCTGCTGGGCCCGACCCGCCACCCGCTGGGCAAGCTGCACGAACTGGCCGAAGACCTGCTGCGCGAGTTTGCGCCAGATGCGGCCGCCGCGCAGCGCGAGGAAGCCGAGGACGATGCATGAACAGCCCGGCCAGCGTGCACGTACAAATCTCGCAGGCGCTGGATGATCTTGAGCGCCCGGACGCCCCGCGCTTCTACGAGGCCCACGTCGAGAAAATCATCATCAACGCGATGCAGGCCTTCGAGCCTCTCATCACCCTTGAAGAATTCCACTACTACAGCGCGCGCCTTCGGCGGATCTGCCAGCGGCGCAAGGAGGCGGCATGAGCATTGATTGGAGCAAGGCGCCGTTCGATGCCGAGGCAGGAACGGCGAAGTCAGACCATTACTTCGCTGCATGGTATCGCCGCGATGGAAATGGCCAGGTTCAACAAATCTGCGATGAAGCTGGTTTTAAGGAATGGACGTGGATGGGCGGCCGCAAGGAATTTCCTTTGGCCAGCGAGCTGCGGCCCAAGGCCGTTGCGCCTTGGCCAGACGAAGGCTACCCACCCGTAGGCATCGAAATAGAAGCGATGCTGCCAGGAATCGGAAGCACCACTTACTTCTGGCAGAAGGCCAAGGTTGTGCATGGCCCTTTGCCTGAATCCCCTGGCGAAATCCTGGTGTTCAGCCTGGAAACGACCCGGCCCGCATGGGTCGATGAGTTCAGGCCTGTCCGCACCGCCGAGCAGATCGAGGCGGAAGAGCGCGCCGCTGCCGTAGAAGACATGTGGAACACCTACTGGAAGCCTGAGCCGCAAACCGCCAAAGAGGCTCTCGGTCTTCTGTGGGACGCTGGATGGCGCAAGCAGGTGCAGCCATGAGCCAGCCCATCGTGAAATCGCTGATCGACGAAATGGTCGATGAGCTTCCCGAGCATCTGGCAGTGCCAGCCGACCGCGTGCTGATGGTCTTCAAAGGCCGCACCATGTGGGAAGCCATGCAGGCCGCCGAACGGGCGCACATCTCCAACCCTGAGGCCTGGAGCCGCCGGGCCTGTCTGTGCGGTGAGTGGACGCTGTCGTATGAGGTGCGGGCATGAGAAACAAATACCCCGGCACTTGATACCGGTGCCACGGCCACGTCGCCGCCGGCGCTGGCCACTTCGAGCGGCACCAGGGCGGCTGGCGAACCCAGCATGCCCAATGCGCCATTCAGCATCGCGAGGCCAAGCGGGCCGCGCAGGAGCAGCAGCCATGAGCAACGAAAAAATGCGCGCCGAGTTTGAGGCGTGGCTACGAACAGTGACCACGCTGGCCAGGACCCGGCGCGGGGATGGCTACCTCGATAATTACGTAGGCCTGATGTGGGAAACCTGGAAAGCCTCCCGCGCGGCGATTGTGGTTGAGCTGCCAGGAACCGAAGGTTTCGGCATGTATAGCGAGGAGGTGGCGCGTGTAGCAATCGACTGCTGCGCTGACGCACTCCAAGACGCCTGCATCAAATGGAGCCGCCCATGATCGCCCTCCTCTGGTTCTGCTACGCCTACAACGTCAAGTGAGCGCCATGCGAATCCCTGACCCAATCGAAATATCCCTGGGCCGCGCTGAGCGCCTGGCTGACCAGTACGTCGACACGCACACCTGCATGGAGTGCGGCAAGAAGGTCGACTACGAGCTGCTTTGCCCTTCGCCAACTGGCGACGGCCCGGCCGTTTGCGTCGAGTGCCTGGGCTTCGATCCATTCGCTGAACCGCTTTAACCCCTTCCCCTATCTATCGCAGCGCCCCGGTGACGGCATGGCGCAGGAGCAATCATGTCCGCAAATCAGAAAGCACTCGCAATCGACGTGCCTGGTGAAGAAAAGGCACCGGCTATCTCCATCGATGACATCAGCGAAGCGAATGCCCCGGTCATCTACGTGGCTGGCGGCCTGAATCAGTTCCTGGAGTACGCAAAGGCAAAGGCCACTGGCGAGGTGCCAGACCTGACCACCCGCAAGGGCCGCGAGCGCATCGCCAGCCTGGCCGCGCAGGTCAGCAAGTCCAAGGTCGCCGTGGAAAAGCCAGGGCGCGAGTACCTGAAACGGCTGAAGGAGATGCCCAAGGTCATCGAGGATGAACTGCGCGAATTCGTCACCAGCATGGATGCGCTTCGGGACGAGACGCGCAAGCCGTTGACGGACTGGGAAAAGGCCGAGGATGCGCGGGTGGATGCCCACAACGACGGCATCCAGCGCATCAAGGACCTGGCGGTGTTCGCCGAGCCGCCGACCGCCGCACAGGTTCAGCAGGCAATCGCCGACTTGGAGCAGATCGAGATCGGCAAGTCCTGGGAAGAATTCCTGCCCGAGGCCGCCCAGGCCAAGGACCAGGCGCTTGCCAGCCTGCGCGGGCAACTCGCCCAGCGCCAGGCGTACGAAGCCGAGCAGGCCGAACTGGCCCGGCTGCGTGCCGAAGCAGAAGCCCGGGCCAAGGCCGACCACGAGGCCGCCATTGCCCGCGAAGCCGCCGAGCGTGCACAGCGTGAAGCAGATGAGCGCGCCGCGGCTGAACGTGATGCTGCTGCCAAGCGTGAGCGGGAGTTGCTGGGCCAGGCCGCCGCCCAGCAGCGCGAAGCCGAAAATCAGCGCCTGCAGTTGCAGCTTCAGGCTGAGCAGGCCGAACGCCAAGCGGCCCAGGCGGAAGCAGACAGACTGGCAGCTATTCAGGCAGCGGAAATCGCCCGGATCGAAGCCGAGAAGAATGCCGAACGCGCCGCCGAGCAAGCCCGCCTGGACGAGCAGCGCCGCCAGAAAGAAGCCGCCGACGAGATCCTGCGCCAACAGCAGGCCCGCGAGGCAGACAAGGCCCACAAGGCCAAGACCAACCGCGCCGCCCTGGTGGCATTCATGGACGGCGGCATGACCGAGGAATGCGCCAAGTTGGCGATCACCTTGATCGCCCAGCGCAAGATCCCCGCCATCGCAATCACTTACTGAGGTCGACCCCATGTCCACCGAAATCATCATGCCGGAGCAGCGCCGCCAGGTGGTGGCGCCGATCTCCAGCGACAACAGCATCATGGCGGTGATCAGCAGGGCCGCCGCCGATCCCACCTGCGACATCGAGAAGATGGAGCGCCTGCTGGCAATGCATGAGCGGATGCAGGCCAAGACGGCCGAGCAGGCCTTTAACGCCGCGATGGCGCAAATGCAGTGTGAGATACCCACGGTATTCGAAGCCGCCGTGAACCTGCATACCGGCAACGCCTACGCCACCCTCGACGATATCACTCGTACGCTGAAGCCGATCATGCAGCGCCACGGCTTCGCGATCACCTTCAAGGTCGAGAATATCGAGAAGGCCATCAGGGTCACCGGCATCCTGATGCATAGCGGTGGCCACCGCGAAGAAACCACGATGCAGCTGCCCCTGGACATCGGCAAGGGCCGCAACGATGTCCAGGCGGTTGGGTCATCCACCACCTACGGCAAGCGCTACGTCATGTGCGCGCTACTGAACATCACCACTGGCGAGACCCGAGATGACGATGGTCACTCCGCTGACGGGTCGGATTCGGAGGACATGCGCGCCCAGGTAGTGGCCGACATCCTCGAGCGCGTAGGGCAAACCACAACCCCGGACGAACTGAAAGATGTTTGGCAAGCAAGTCTGAAGGTCTTGCAAGCATCCGGGGACACCAACGGGTATTCCACAGTGAAAACCGCTGTCACCGTCCATAAAGCAAAGCTGGAGGCGCCACAATGATCGTCGTCAACTGCACACAGGGCTCGCCCGAGTGGCTCCAGGGCCGCGCCGGCGTCATCACTGCCAGCATGTTCAGTACCGCCCGCTCCAAGGTGAACGGGCTGACCTCCCAGCAAAAAATCTACGTCGATTCGATGTTGGCCGGGCACAGCGAGGCTCGCTCTCGCGACCTGGCCGGCTACAAGGCAGCGCCGAAGGCTGAGGTTGTGCAGCGGGCACTGGACGGTGAGAAAGTCGGCGAGCCATCGAACGCCGCCCTGTCCTACGCTTTCGAGCTGGCGGTTGAGCGCATCGGCGGTGCGCCGCTGGATGGCGGTTTCGAAACCTGGCAGATGCGTCGAGGCCATGAACTGGAGCCCGAGGCGCGCATGGAGCACGAGATCCAGACCGGCCTGATCGTCACCCAGGTGGGCTTGGTCAAGACGGACGATGGGGTCTTTGGCGCAAGTGCCGACGGCTTCATCGGCCCCGACGGAGGCTCTGAGTACAAGTGCTTCCTGGCCCCGGACAAGCTCCGCGCCTTCCACATCGACAACGACGCCAGCGAGGTGATCGACCAGGTGCAGGGCTGCATGTGGATTGCTGAGCGCAAGTGGTGGCACATCGGGATGTACTGCCCCCTGCTGCGCCCGGTGGGCCGCCAGCTCTGGTGGCGGGAGTTCAAGCGCGATGATGACTACATCGAGAAGCTGGAAGAGGACCTGTGGGAATTCAAGCTTCTGGTGGACGGCTATGAGGCAGCGCTGAGGAGCAAGGCGGCATGAGCGAACACAGCCCCCAAACCTACAGCGCCCGGATGGCGGAGATCGAAGCGGCCAAGGCCGAGTTCTTCGCCCGGGGCGGCCAGATCAACGAGTCAGCCGCCGCCAACTACGTACCGCGCCCGCCGGCCATTCCCGGCCAGCCCAGCGAGCTGAAGTTGCAGCGCCAGGCCCGCGCCCAGGCCGAGTACGCCCGCACCAGGGCCTCAATAGAGGCTCGCCAGGCACAGGAGGACCTGGTCCGCAGCCTGGCTGCCACCATGACCTACGCCCAGGCCATCGCCGCATCTGGTCTTTCGCAGCCCACGCTGTACCGGATCGCCAAGGCTGGCGGGTTCTCGTTCCAGCCTGACCCGCGCCTGGGCCGCGGCGAACGCACCTACGTCGACCCCGAGGCTGACGCCAGGATGTGCGAGCGTCTCAAGGCCCTGCGTGATGTCGGCCTGAGCCGGCACGCCGCCGCCAAGCAGATGGGTATCTCGGGCACGGTTCTTACCCGGCTTCTGACGATGTACGAAATTTCCTATCCGTCGAGGAAACCCCGCCGATGCGCCGCGTGAACGCCCGAGTTCGCCAGCGTCGCCGGCAAGACCAACTCTACTTACCGCCCAGCGGGCTGCAGGAAGACCAATATGCAAAAGACAGCATCTGGAGTCGTGACCCTTCCGTCGTGGATGCGGTCGGTGAAAAAGCTCTACAACACCCGGAGCGGCGGCCAGTACCGGCCTGAGGATGTGGCAGTGGCGTTCGCGCTGAGCCTGCGCTTTCACGACAGCGCTGACGAGCTCCGCGCCCTGGCCCACCGCCTGGTGGACAAGGTCTGCCTGGAGCACCAGCCGAACATGCGGCGCCTGGCCCGCGAGCCTGACGACGCCGAGGTGTTCGACGCCGCGCTGCGCATCATCAACCGGGTCTGCGACCTGATGGAATACGGCCCGGGCACCACCTTCGTGCGCAATGGAGACCAGCATGGCACTGACTCAGCAGCAGCGTGACGAACGCCGCCACGCCAAGGCAGCAGCGCTACAGGAAGAGGATCTCAGGCTGAAGGTTCGCCCTGGCACCAAGCAGGCCCTGGCCGAGCTGATGACCTGGGCCGGCATCGAGGAACAGGGCGAGGCGATGACGCTGATGATTCATCACCTGCACCGCATTGGGCCTGAAAGGGCGCTGGAAATGCTACAGCTCCCGCCGCGCCACAAATACGTGATACCTGAAAACGTGGCGCGTAAGTTGGACCTGGCATATCAGCGTGAGGCATTGCGGATCAGCCGCGACGATTGATCAGTAAATTGATACATCATGAGGCCCAGAGACGATTTCCCCTGGCTGAAATCCAACCGCTTTGATGAAGGCAACATGAACGTGTGGATTTCTTTCGACAAAGTCAGGAGTTAGGTCAGCCTGAGGTTCGTCAACCTCAATGATGTAACAGGTGTCGCAATTGCCGCTGATTCCGTTAAACGTGAGATCGCCTGGTAAAAAAATAGGCGTGTTCGGGTCGAGCCGCTGCAGCTGGCGTATGAGTTCCCCTACAGTAAATTTTTCATCCGACATACCACCTCCTTGATCCGACAAAAGTGCCGGACCAAACCTATAGCCCACCCCCAATCAAATTACCACCATCCGACCACGGAGGGCGGCGCATGCAATGGAGATTGCCATGAGCAACGACTGCGCCTATGTGCGCCAGCGCTACAACGTCCCGGCCGAAATCGGGCGCCGGGTCATCGCCCAGGGCGAGCCCGGCATCATCCTCTCTGACCGTGGCCATTACATCGGCGTGGTGCTCGACAGCGACCCCAAAAAGCGCATCCGCAACTACCACCCGACCTGGGAAATGGAATACGGCGAGATGGCTGAAAAGCTGCCGCTGAAGAAGTGGAGCGTGCTCCCGTTCAATTTTGACTGGGACGAACTGAGCTGGAACCGTGATGCCCAGGGCTACTTGACAGAGGTCTGGGCTGCCACCCGCAGCCAGGCCAAGTACCTGGCGTATCGGGAGCTGGAAGACTTCTGCGTCGATGCCAAGGCAATGTGCTTCTTCAAAGTCCGCCGCGCCTAACCCCACCCTCCCCTATATCGCTACCTCGGCCAGCCATCGGCAGGCGGGCGGCTATTCGTACCCGCCTTTCATGTTCTTGATGAGAGGGTGAGCGTCTGGGCGGCGATACACCCGAAGTTTCAGTCCGCTGCTGCAGGTGATAACTGAGTATTTCTGACCTGGTACCGCCTTCTCGTCGAGAACCTCTTCACAGTCCCAGCCATAGGTGTTGAGAGCATGCCAAGCAAGATCTGCTTTGGTGAGGTTCTGGCTCGTGTGTGCCTTGAAGATGTCTTGAACGTACTCCGATTCGGTCGCCTTTGTTGGCTCAGCCAACGCCGCTCCGGACCAGCACACCAACGCGATTATCCATACCGCTTTCATCCTGTCGCTCCTGACGCCTACTAAGTCGCAGGATTCTATTTCGAGACACGCCTTATGACCACAGCAATCGATTTGTTCGCCGGCCTTGGCGGATGGTCCACCGGTGCCCGCGCGGCGGGTGTGGACGTTCTCTGGGCCGCCAACCACTGGCCCGAGGCCGTGAAGTGGCACGCTGCCAACCACCCCACCACCGACCACGTGTGCCAGGACCTGCACCAGGCGCGCTGGGAACAGGTACCGGCCCATGACCTGCTTCTGGCCTCGCCATGCTGCCAGGGCCACTCGAAGGCGCGCGGGAAGGCCTCGGGCAACCCGCAGCATGATTCGTCCCGCTCTACCGCCTGGGCAGTCGTATCGGCCCTGGAGTATCACCGCCCCGAGGGCGGCGTGGTAGAGAACGTGCCGGAATTCGTGGACTGGGCGCTGTACCCGGCCTGGCTGCAAGCGGTCCAGGCGCTGGGTTACCAAGTTGCTCCGCACATCGTCGACTGCGCGGACCTGGGCGTGCCTCAGCACCGGGTGCGCCTGTTCCTGGTGCTGACCCGCAGCCGTGCACCGCTGATGCTGGAGCTGCACAAGCGCCAGCACGTGCCGGCCGCCAGCTTCCTGGACTTCAGCGCCGGCAAGTGGTCGCCCATCGAGAAGCCTGGGCGGGCTGCCGCGACCCTCACCCGGGTGGCCAACGGCAGGGCCAGGTTCGGCGACCAGTTCATCATGCCCTACTACGGCAAGGGCTCAGGGCTGACTGGGCGGTGCACCAGCCGCCCCATCGGGACCATCACCACGCTCGACCGCTGGGCCCTGGTTCGCGGAGACGAGATGCGGATGCTCAGCGCCAACGAGGCGCTGGCCGCCCAGAGCTTCCCGGCCGAAACCCTGCGCCCGGACAACCACCGGCTGACCATGCACATGGCCGGCAATGCGGTTCCGCCAAAGGCCGCGCAGATCATCTTGGAAGCGATGATGGCCGCCGCGTAGCGCAAAGAGTACAAGTGTTCTCCATCCCCTATCACAGCCTGCTGCGGCAGGCGCAGAGGACAGATAGATGACCGAAGTTCATCGCTACAAAGTCGTGAAGATGCTGAGCGAAGGCGGCAACCGAATCAGTTACGATCCGCATGGGCCGGAGGTCGTCGTGGCCGAAGCCTTGGATGCAGCGCTGGCCCGCGAGGCCGTCCTCCAGCAGCGGCTGGCCACCGCCGAGCACCAGCGCGAGCAACTGGCCCAGGCTATCGCCGACGCCACCCACAAGGCTGGCATTGTGGCCGCCGGCGCGGCGCTCGACGGGCCGACCCTTCTCATGGTTCTGAGCGATCTTGCCGAGTGCCATCTTGCGACCCAGCAGCGCCTGAGTGAGGCAGATCAGCGCATTGCCGAACTTCGCCACGTCGGCCTCGAGCTGAGCGGAACCATGGCAGAGTACCGCCAGATGCCGTGCAAGAGCCTGCAGGACCGCATGTTTGCCACGTACGACCGTTACGTGAAGCGCCTCAACCCCGCCCTCTAACCCTCCCCCATCTATCAAAGTCAGCCGCTGTAGCGGTATGGCGAGGATCAGTCATGCCCGAAATTAAAGAACGCCCCATCCTGTTCTCGGCGCCCATGGTGCGCGCCATCCTGGCAGGGCAGAAGACGGTGACGCGCCGCGAGGTGAAGAAACGCGCAGCACTGGATTGCCTCGCTGCCGGTTTTGAGCCTTCGTTTCTGGCCCTCCCAGGCAACTCTGATCTCTGCCCGTACGGCCAGCCCGGCGATCGGCTGTGGGTGCGCGAGACCTTCAACACGTCCAGCGAATGCCGGCCGCCGATTGATGAGCCATTCATTTACGCCGCCGACCTGAACAGCGACGGGGTCCAGAAGTGGGCAGCACGATGGAAACCCAGCATTCACATGCCACGCGCCGCCAGCCGGATTCTTCTGGAGATCACCAGGGTGCGCGTGGAGCGCCTGCAGGCCATCAGCGACGAGCAGTGCGTGGCGGAGGGATGCGGCGTTGGGCCTGGTGCCATCGGCGTTAAGCTGACGGTTCCGCCTGGCGCCTCGATGCCGCAGGCCATGTTCGCCGAGCTGTGGAAGTCTATCAACGGCGCCAGCGCCTGGGATGCCAACCCATGGGTCTGGGTCGTCGAGTTCAAGCGGGTGACGCCATGGCCGAACTGATCGAAGTGAATGTCGCCAACCTGTCCGGCGAGGCCTTGGGCTGGGCCGTCGGCAAGGCGGAAGGCCTGGATGTTCTCTTGGCCCCGCCCGTCTACGGCAACCCCTGGCGTGTGTTCGTCCGCTACGCCGGGGAGGTCACCACTCGCGATGTGCGGTATGTGCCGCAAGATAGCTGGGCTGATGGTGGTCCGCTGATCGACAAATACCAGATCACGATCACCTACCACAACGCGCCGGATCGTACGCCGCTGGCCACCACCAGCGGCATGCACCCGGCATTCCAGGCGGGCGAAACCATCCTCGTCGCGGCCTGCCGGGCCATCGTTGCTGCAAAGCTGGGCGACACCGTTCAGGTGCCCAAGGAGTTGATATGAGCGACCGCGACAAGTTCGAACAGGCCTACGCCGAGGACAACAACCTGCCGGTGGCTTTTGTGGCCGTCTGCCGCCAAGGCGATAGCTACTCGGTGCCGAAGCTGTCGCGCGCCTGGTACTGGTGGCGGCGCGCCAAGGAGGCGGCGTGAGGCTCCTGCCCCGCAAGGGGTGGCTACGGCGCCGGGCAGAGGCTGCCGCGATCCGCCTGGCCGCGCGCATCCTCGACGGCCGTAACGTAGCACGGTGCGCTGTTGTATCCCGTCGCGACAACAACGACATGTACTACATGGCCGAGCGCCTGGACGGCATCGCCGACCGCATCACCCGCCAGTACCCGTAACACCCTCACCCACTCTCTACTGCCTGCCGGGGTTCGGCGGGCGAGGTATTGCCATGAACAAAGCCGATGCCAAGCGGATTGCCGAAACGATCACGCATGCACAGCTCGCCGAAATGTTCGAGCGAGCGAAAAAAGGAATAACCGACTGGGAAAAGGTCAGCGCCGTGAATCCTGGCATGACCAAGGGTACGGCCTGGAACATCCTGAGCGCGGCCCTCAATGCCAGTGGTGGCGCGCGCATGCGTCAACTTGCTGTGACCAACATGGTTTGGGAGTTCGGCGACTTCCTTGATGAATCGCTCAAGCCGGCCAAGAAGAAACGCCAGCCGGCGCCAGAGCCGTATCACGAGCAACCGAACTTCTGATAACCCCTTCTGCCGCCATAGGGCGGATGGAGCATACCCATGGCAAACGCCACAGCGGCCAAGGCCACCAGCATTCAGCCGCGGTTCATTCGCTTCGGCGATGCCCCGGGCTACCTGGGCATGTGCCGGGACGAGTTCAACAAGACCGTCCGGCCCCACGTTCGGGAATTTCCTATCGGAAAACAGGGCGTTGCCTTCGACCGGCATGAGCTGGACGAGTGGGCGGACGCCTACATCACGGCCAGGGCGATTGAAAAAGCCGCCAATCAGGACAACAATCCGCCTCGCAGCGAGCGCCACGGCGGATCCACAGGAGATGCGCCATGGCCCAAAAAGCAATCACGGGGCTCCAGCAAATGCCGAACGGCATCTGGAAAATCGACAAGAAATACCGAGGTGAGCGAATTCAGGAAAGCACTGGCACTTGTGACCGGGCCGAAGCGGAGCAGTACCTGATTCACCTTTTGGAAAAACGCCGCCAGCAGAAGATTTACGGCGTGCGCACGGTCAGAACCTGGCGGGAGGCGGCCACCCGCTTCCTGCTGGAAGTCAAGGACCAGGCCTCTATCCACATCTCAGCCACGTACATGGAGCAGCTCGACCCCTTCATCGGGGACATGTCGATCACTCACATCGATGACGACGCCCTGGAGCCATACATCAGGTCGAAGCTCAAGCCTGAGGTCGGGCGCCCGGTCACGAACCGGACGGTAAATATCGCGCTGCAACGCGTAATCAGGGTGCTGAACCTGTGCGCAAGGAAGTGGCGGGATGATGAGCGGCGCCCATGGCTGGACGTGGTGCCGATGATCTCCCTGCTGGACGAGAAGACGAGCAGTCGCAAGCCGTACCCGCTGTCCTGGGAAGAGCAGTCGATTCTGTTCGCGGAATTGCCGGCGCACCTGCAGACCATGGCGATGTTCAAGGTCAACACGGGCTGCAGGGAGCAGGAGGTGTGCAAGCTTCAGTGGGATTGGGAGATTGCAGTGCCGGAACTGGGGACGAGCGTGTTCCTGATCCCGGCGAGCTTTGGAGGCAGGAGCGCAAGGGCCGGCGTGAAAAACCGGGACGAGCGCCTGGTAGTGATGAACGACGTAGCCAAGTCGGTGATCGAGAAGCAGCGCGGCAAGCACCCGCTGTTCGTGTTTCCGTTTGGTAAGCCGGATGGCGAGGGGAATGAATCGACCGTGCACCGCATGAACGACTCAGCCTGGAAGAAGGCCAGGGTCCGGGCGGCGAAGAAATGGCAGGAGAAATTCTTGCGGCCGGCGCACGATGGCTTTGCCAGGATCCGCATTCACGACCTGAAACACACCTTTGGGAGAAGGCTGCGTGCGGCAGGCGTGACTGAGGAAGATCGGAAAGCTTTGCTCGGCCACAAGAACGGGAGCATCACCAGTCACTACTCGGCAGCAGAACTGGACCAGCTCATCGAAGCGGCAAATAAGGTATCAGCAACCGACTCGCGCGCACCAGCGTTGACGATTCTGAAGAGGAGGCAGGGATGA